AATGGATTAAGAGCCAAATATCCATTAGACGTAGAAGGACCTGAAGAAGGACATTTCGTTAAATTTTATCCAGTTGACATTCGATCTCCAAGTTTAACTCCACCGAAACCGACTGCTTCGGGAGGCGGTGGAGGTTTCTTTGGTAATTTAATTGGAGGGCTATCAGACCTGGCTGCTGAATTAGCAGTACAGAAGGTTAAGGGTTTGGTTCTAGATAAGATAAATGATGTGATTCCTGATGAGTTAATTTCTGCTGCTGGAATATTAAGTGGGCTGTTAGATGACACCCAAGAAAAGGCGAATAAAAGGAGATCTAGACTTAAAACTCTGGGGTCTATAACACTATACACTCCAATATCATTAACGGAAGATTTGCGGCCTGCTTGGACATCCACAGAGGTGGGTACCCTTGGTGCAGAGTTTGGAGATTTGGTGAAAAATGGAGGAATAACTACAAGTATATTGGGCGATGCGCTGGCTAGCGTAGAGGGGGCGACCTCGGTTGGAGTGCAGAGTGTTGTGCAGGAGAGATTGGGTAATGTTTTAGGGGGGATGATAAATAATAGTTCCGCCGCGGCTCAGGCACTAAAGGGAAGAGGCCGAGCGGTGAACCCTCATCTAGAGGCATTTTTCAAAGGAGTTGATTTCCGAAGATTTTCTTTCAATTTCAAATTGGCTCCTCGTAGTGCAAAGGAGGCAGTTGAAATTCAAACGATCATTGAAGGGTTTAAGTATCATTCGTTGCCCGGATATGCATCACTTAACACGGGAAAGGGGATACCATTTCTTCGCGAAGAAACCACGGAACATTTCTTTTCAAATCCTTCGGTATGGAATATTGTGTATCATAATTATGATAAGGCCCATAGATTTAAGCATTGTGCATTAACTGGAATTAGCGTTAATCGAGGGGCTTCAGGAACTAATAGCACCTTTTTTGATGGGCAACCCGTAGAAGTTGATTTATCGTTAAACTTCATGGAACTTAGTATTATTACTAAACAAGACGTAGAAAAGGGTTATTAATATGCCTAGACAGTATTTTGAAATGTTTCCTAAAACATTATACGATATGGAAGGAAAATCCGAAGAACGTTTACTTGTTTCAGACATAATGCGTCGGGTTAGAGTTAAATTTTCTGAGCTTGCAGATAAGATACACTATGAACAATATGCAATGCGGGATGGAGAAACTATAGAACAGGTTGCTCATAAGTTATATGGTAACTCCAGATACCATTGGGTTTTGTTGCTGATCAATAATATAATAGATCCTATACACGATATAATATTAGATGACATTAGTTTCAGCGATCATTTGTATGGTAACTATGGGTCCATTAAAAATACCATCTCTACTGCATTGGGCTTAACTAGATGGGATGTTAATTCTGAATCTGTAGTCCATCATGGAAAAATTGTTGCGGGGGGCGGTCCTCTTTCTCCAATGCGACCTGATACTAGGTTTTATGTTCCTAGATTTGCGGGAATAACTCCTCCTGGCGCTGCAAGTTGGCCCATCCATCCATATTATGTGGATACGGAAACTATTCAGGATCCAAATAACATCTCCATTAACATTTACCAAAATAATTCTAAAACCACTACATATTGGTTTGAGCCTTCGGCCGAAGACCAATTATTGTCTGAGGAAGATGCTACTCCTACAATTCCAAGCACTATTAATGTTGGTGATATTGTAATCATATCCTTTCCATATACTTGGTGGGAACCAAAGGTGGGTAAAGAGAAACAGCTTAAAAGGTTGGGATATGGTGTCCCCCAACAAATTATACATAAGACTAATTTTTCAATCACCACAGATTTAGATTCTAGAAGTATTCCTGAGGTGGACATAGATGCTTCTTGGATTAATGATGGCTCTACAGGTGTTACTAATAATGATCTTATAGTTTTAGGTGAAAATAGTTTTCTTAACAGAGTTGTGCATGATCCGGCATTGAAATTAGGGGTCGGTGAAGGTGGGTTGACTATTTTCACAAATACTGATCATTTTGTAAAGGCCGAATACGATTCTAGTGGAAATAAAACACATGATATAATTGTTGATGTGAAGGCATATGAAAATCCTACACTAAATCCTCTTTATGGTTCAGTTCGGCCCATTAGCATTTTTGAACAGGAAACGGCCGAAAATGATGCCAAGCGAATAATTATGGTGTTGCGTCAGGAATTATTATTAGATTTTGTTAATGAATTTGAACAACTTATATCGAGATAGATTATGGCAATTGAATATAAACCCGGACAAGTAAATATAGATGACATTAGCATTTCTACTCATAATGGAAGACAGATGTCTATAACGGACATGGTTACACTTGTTAAATTTACATATGGAATATATCATGCGACTATGTTTGGTGAGATTACTATAAACGATGCTGCTGGGTTTGAGGAAAGAATGGGAATACATGGGGAAGAGGTGTTGTACCTTAAGCTCCGTGTGCCTGCTTTAAAGGACTATACTGTTGCTTTTGAGGCTGACATAATAGGTATGTTAGCTAAAGTTCAAATTCGTGATAATTTTTATTCTTATAAATTGAGTTTTGTTAGCAAGACTCAGCGCCGAAATATGGAGATCAGATTACAAAAAACTTTAAAGAAGAATACGCCTACAAGAATGGTCGAAAGTATATTCAATAACTATTTAAAGGGGTCTTCTGATAATAATGTTTTTGCAGAGTCGCCCGTTCCAAAAAGCATCACAATTTTAGACCAAAGCATCGATGCTTCCCCGCTAGTTTGTCCTGGAATTTCTCCAATACGAGCCATAAGAAGGCTTGCATCAAAAGCCAAATCTGAAAAATATGGTACAGGATCAAGCTATCTATTTTTTGAGAATCTAACTTCGTTTGTTTTTGGATCTTTAGGTTATTTGATGACAAGAGATCCTGTAGATAGACAGTTTAAAGTTCCGGGCCCTCAGAGTAGTGTAACGAGTAAAGATATTACACACCGCACTATGGCAGACGTTTATCACACATTTCAATCTTTTTCAGTAAGATCTATGCCGCGGGTTGATGTTTCAGTTCAAGCCGGAACATATACTGGAAAGGCAATATCACACGACCCTGTAAGGAGAACTGCTCTTACTTCTGATTACAATTATTTTAACCAATTTAATAAACAAATACATTTGAATGCGACTCGACTAGTTGATGATGTGGATTTAGGAAAATCTCATTCTACTAATATTATTTCTTATCCTAAGCAATATGGAATGTGGGAGTTTGATGATTCAGACGAATATGGGCCCAAAGAATTTTTGCATAGAAATGCAGTTATGACTCAACTATATAATGGTGTAAAATTTAATGCTGAGTTGTATGGATATCCAGCATTATTTCCTGGTCAAATTTTATATATCAAAATGCCTTCGGTCGGAGCGGCTCAGGATTTTGGTGATAACTTAATGTATACTGGAAAATATATAATTACTGCAATTGAACATGTGATTAGTCGTGATATGACGCAAGAAAATCCTGTTCCTGAAATGAGAAGTAACTTAGTTTTGGCTAGTGACACTTATGGAAGTCGAGCATAGGAGTATTTGGTTATGATGTCTGATGGCAAATTTTTTTGGTTTTCGGGAATAGTAGAAGATAGAAGAGATCCTTTAGGTATTGGTAGGGTTCGTGTTCGTTGTTTAGGTATAGATAATGATAATAGAAAAATACAGCCCACAGGAGAACTTCCTTGGGCGTATCCTATGTTGTCATTTAATAATGATCAAACAGTACACCCTCCCAAAGAAGGCACTTGGGTGATTGGTTTTTTTAGAGATGGTGAAAGCGCACAAGATAGAATTGTGTTAGGCACAATAAATACAGGAGCGTTTGACAAAAGCTCTAGTACGGAAGTGGAATAGGAGGGTATAAAAATGGGTGTAGTTACTGGTGGTGAATGTCATGTGAGTATGTTTCCCGACGTTGATTTCTTTGATCCGGCGTCCATATTTACTGTCTTCGAGGCATTAGAAAAGGGTGTTAATACTCAGGTAGAAAAGGCCGGAAAATTAATGACAAAGGTTACAACCGCATTGGCAAATCCAACCGATGTATACAATAGTGCAAAAAAAGCATTAAGTAAATTGGTTGATAGAATTATCTTAGAGGCAGAAAATCTTCTTGAAACTTTGATAGAAAAGGCAATGGAGAAGTTGTTAGAAGAGTTTAATAAGTTAATGCAGGCTTTATATGAAACCTTTCTGGCTATCAAAAACCTTATTAATTCTATTATAGAGGGGTTTGTTCAAGGTGTTTGTGATGTGATAGAAGGTGTTTTAAATGTATTGAAACATTTTGTTGATGCTATTAAGGCTGGAATTGATACTGTAACTGGTCCCATCTTCAATCTTATTGACAAGGTGGAGGCTTTTAATGTGCAGATGGCAAAAGATGCGGCGGAAAGGGAACTGGAGGGATCTAAGCCCGAAGAAGAAAAAAATGTAGAAATGAAATATTTAACCTTTAAGAATGGAAAATTGGAACTTGCTAATAAGACAATTAACATTAATGTTGATCTTGGTGTTCACGATAAATTGGGTCCATTTCTTGGAGGTACTGTGGACCAAAATGCCAACTGACACTAAATCATATCCTTATGGCTCATTGCGACAAACTAAACTCGGCGCACAGACATGGCGCGACCGAGAGGCGGGAGTTATGGCATTTGGTGATCAGGCCCTGTATGATAATCGGGTTCGCCTGCCTGGTGGTGTAGTTCCTGGGGCTCCTAGAAAATTTAAGATTAAAACGGACGAAGAGTATGCAGATGGTGGTATAGAGGTTTCTGAAAATTATCCTTTCGCAGATACGTTAAAGAAGAAGGTGTTAGAATCAAATACACACAGGCTAACCAGGGGAATTAGACAGGGCACAGTTTCGGATGCATCTAAAGATGGTGAAGTTTCCTCTGATGGAGGAGGCCATAATGCCACGCACACATTTTTCGCCGGCCTACCCGCTACCGCCGCATTTGGACCGAGCATTAGAAATCCTATTATTGCATTTCCTCCTGAACAGGCTTCTCCAGAATATCCTTATAATTCTGTTCGTTCAACAGAGAGTGGCCATTTATTTGAAGCTGATGATACGCCCGGATACGAAAGAATTAAAGAGGCCCATAGACGAGGAACGTTTTATGAAATCTTACCTGACGGAACAAAAGTAACTAAAATAGTAAGGGACAATTTTTCTTTAGTTGTTGGTAATGATTTTGTGAATGTTCGTGGTGCTGCAATAGTTACTGTTGAAGGAGATTGCAATCTATATACAAAGGGAAATCTTACTCAACAGGTAGATGGTGATTATAATCTTAGGATTAAAGGTGCGTATAACATGAAATGTAAGGATGACGTTTCTGTTAAGGTTGGTGGAAATTATCATGAAACTATTGATAAGAGTAAAAATAGTGATATTAAGCATGATAAAAAAGTAGATATTGGGGCCAATGAATCTAGAACAATTGGAGCAGGTATGATGTTTGGTGGTGCGCTTAGTGTAGGCTTTTTAGGTATGGGTAATAGAAGTATTTCTGTTGTGGGAACAGAAAACAAGAAGGTTAGATTGAAGAAATCTACATTTGCTGTAATGCACGAATCTGATGGGATGACATTTGAAAAGACGGCATTCTTTAAAGACAGTTCTCTTACGGTTTTAGGAAACACCACTTTAACCTCTGGAGGATTTACATCGCTGATAGGAGATTTGGGTTGTAATATGTATTCTGGTGTATTGATGTCTAAAGTGGATTATATTAGTACACCCACAAGCACCATATCAGTAAGCCCCTTTATGGCTTCAGTAAATTCTAAATTGATTACTAGAGTAAAGGGTATGTTAACAGAAGTCAATGCAGATAGTTTATTAAGATTGAGTGGTGGTATAATCACTATTAATTAGGAGTATTTTAGATGGGTATTGCTGCAACAATTACAGATATGTGTACTGGACATCCTCCCTGGCCACCTAGGAATTGTATTGGTCCTGGTGTTCCAACTGTATTGGTGGGCGGCCGCCCCGCCTCTGTTATGGGTGATATGTATAATGTACATTGTGCTATGTTGGGGATGACGCTTGAGTGTCATGTTGGTTCTGTTGTTATGGGTTCTGGAACTGTTCTTATAGGAGGAAGACCAGCAGCTAGAATTGGGGACCAAATTGCTGGTGGTTTATGTGTGTCAAAGATTATGGGTCCAGGCGTTCCTACGGTTATTATAGGGGGATGATGTGTCTATAACGGCAAATACGCGGGCTGTTAATGCAGTACGAAACATGGTCGACAATGATGATGTTTTCGTAAATCCATATTTGCGTCCTCCTGTCGTAGGAGGATATACTTTAACTGATATTGTTAACGGTTCATTAGAACAGGCATCAAAATTACATGCGGCTTTTTGGCAAGGTATAGTTGACCCCACAGGCGAAGTAAGCAATGGAAAGCTGCGGGGGGATTTAGCATCTGTTGGTCCTGGGGGTTTTGCATACATAGCTGAACCGACCGAAACTATTCCAGATCCTAATGATTTCAATTTAACTATACCTAATTGGATGTATCCTGATGCTAATGGGGTTTTATTATATGATAGCACAGATTGGGCTGTCGATCCAACTACTGGTGCTAGATCAACTACACATCCTTCTGGTCATGCAAATTCATTTACAATGTATCATCTTGGTTTAATTATGACTGCATTGGGGGATAGACATCATGTTTTAGATTTTAGTCCACAGATAACTGCGCCTATTGTGCCCAATTCTGGTGTTGCGCCAGGGGCTTATAATATTCATTCATCTGTTAAGAATTTTATCCAACACACAAATGTTCGATCTGGTGTGAAGTCACATGATGATACTTCTCATCTTAACTCAGCCGAAAATAGTGCGTTTGGAGATCAAATGCAAGCATATGTTGAATATAGGGTTCCTGGAACATATAAACTTTCTTTAGAAAGAGAGTTTTTGGGCCATCAGCATAATATTGTGAATTTATTAGGCCTAGGGTCTACTTATGATAATGATCAAAATATAGGACGCCTTTCGGCTATAGAAACATATACCTCTGGTACAGGAAATGTTATTTCTTTTGGACCTGATGCAAATACGGTTACTCTGAGTAATTTGAGTAAAATTTCTGGAATTTATAATGGTGCAATATTAACGATAGGTAAGGAAGGTTCACAAACTTTCGATCCCAAAGAATTTGCACAGCCGGGTGAAAAGTCTCCTGATGTTCTTGATGCAGACGGAAATGTTCTTCAAGCAGGAAAGCCCATACCTCCTGAAGCACTTGCTGCTGTTAAACCGCTTTCTAATGATTTTATGCCCAGCATTTCTTATGATGTTCCATTGGGCGCAGATGGCAGCCAATCTCAAGAATTTACTATTATAAGTGGCCCTACGGTCGAAGGGGGGAGTGATGTAATAACCGATCCTGATGTTATTGATTTTATAGATGTGGTCGCAATTGAACGGGACGATCCTGACTATATTGTTCCTGATTATAGGTATAATGTGGATCAGGTTTCCAGAATAACCAATTTTAATTGGACTATGAATAAGTTGAATGTGAATCCCTTTGTTCTGGGTCTGAGAAGTTTGCATTATAGGGGTACTGTGAATGCCCAAGTCCCGGCCGGAGTTTACTATGGATTGAATGCCTTTTTGGATGATACATATACTACATTAGATGAAGATGGTGACGTTATACAGCCAACGATATCCTTACCTGTTGAGACACAGGGTCTTGAGCATGATTCTGACGTATTTACTCCTGATGGAGGTAAGGCATTTTTTGAGAATGATAATGTTTGGTCGTGGTCTGATAGATATGTGTTTGGGCCCCCTCAAGCAACCCATCCAAGTATTTCTCCAAATGGACTTAATGTGGCCTTTTCGGGTCGATATTTAGAATATGATATTTCTTATAGCGGAGCATTCCCATACCAATGGGACGCACACGACGGAACGGCTTCACATGATTTTACCTCTTGGAATGGAGGTCCAACTATACTAGATGCCTATAATGATGACGGGACTGGTTCTGGATTTAAGGGAGATTTCCTACCAGAGCTTACGCTTCCTGAAGCACATCTTTTAAGTCGCCTTACTGGAGAGGGATCAAGAACACATTGGCAATATGAGGCATCCTCGGTCCACGGGGCCTCTGGTGAGGGTTGGAGGCAGGGGATGAACAACCATATAGATGCTGTGGCATTTAGGACAGGAATATGGATATCACCCATTCACCATAACAATCAATATCAAGATCAATATTCTATTCTTCCTCCAGATTTGGTTAATATAACTCGTACCGCAAATAATTTCTTTCCGGGCCCGTATGGATATAATCCAGCGACAGACAGTTCGGCTATATCATATCCTCATTTTTGGGACAATAAGGCTGATATAGGTAGAGATACTTTTGATCCAGATTGGTCTCCTGACGGAAATAAGATTGCGTATACAAATTGTATGTTCGCCCATTATCCAGTTGATGTTCTTAAGGCGGCTCCGAAGTTGTATTATCAAGTAGCAGGGGCTGATGATTGGATTATACCTCCTACGAACTTTCCTATAGAATACGAAGCCGGCGGGCCCGACAGGGCTTTTACGGACGATGATATTCGCGGAGCCGTTTGGGGTAGGTGTAGGGTTATTTGGCCAAATATAACTGAGTTTACATGCTTACCAGATACATTTGATGACTGGAGTGCCTTCGGTTGGATTCCAGAAAGTATTCATGATAACTATACGCCTGCGGGGTTAGCATATTATAGAAATAAGTTAATGTTCTATGCGACCCCGGCCTACACTAAGTTAGGAATGGCCGCCCGTGGGTGGAGGAAGTCTGATTTAGATCGAAGCGATGCTGGTTTTCCTGGTGGGCAATTTTTACCCCAATGGTCAACTCCAGGACAAGCATCGGGAATGTGGGGTGATCAGACAGACCGGGAGGTCACGGGACCTCGAAGAAATAGGAAAACCTCGGCAGGCACTATACAGGTCATGCTTAATACTGGTACGGGGCCTGATGGAACAGTTAAGCCGGTGAATGTCATTGGAGGAAACACTACTATAAATGAAATTGCAACTACTTATAAAAATAATGTAAGGGATGATCATTGGTTTAAAAAATATATTGATAGTGATACATATTCTGAGGTAATGGGGGAATTGGGGGATAATATAATAACCGCCTTTCCCTATTGTTGGCATCCATCATGGGCCCCAAGTGGGGATGAGATTATATTTGTGTCTAATCGTGATTCCCCTATTGATTGGATTCCAGCAGGTGTTGTGGATCCTTTGCACAATCATTTTGCTTTAGAGGATCCCGACGATGAGACTAAGCAAATGGCATACGGAGAATTATCTCAGCATTTTAAATCGCAATTGATGGCTTTAAATTTTTCACCAGAAGATATAGATAAAGCCGCAATGGAGCTTATTGTAAAACAATGGGAGCCTATTCCAGTAATAGGATATCGATATTATATGGGCCCTGGAATAGATCGTGCGTTGGCAGAAACCCATAGGTCTTCGGAGATCGCTGATGCGGGGTCAAGTTGGATTAGTGATGATGGTTTTCTCAAATTTTATATGAATATATCTGCTAATCATGGTTGGGCGGGCCCCATATTTGTTTCTAAAGACATTAGGTTTAGAAGCCCTAGTCAACCTAAAGGTTATGTTGGAGAATTTTATTCTACACTAGCCACGGGACACGCCTCCTCGGCCGCCGGCATCGGCGGCACAGATTTAAGTCCTCGTTTATTTGATAGTGCAGTCTCTTATACAACTCCTGGATTAATACCGTCTCCTACTGCACCGGGTGGATTTGAATTTGATACTACACTTTATGGCGCTTCCAGCACTACTCTTAACGAGCTTCCTGGAACCCATCGCAAACAAACGACTTTATATGGAAGATCCCTACGAGCAGTAATGGATACTGATTATAATGAATGCCCACAATACTATCCAAATGATATTTATATTATCGGTTGCGATCAGACTAATCCAGAGGCTAATACTCCTGCAAATATGATTAGGTTGACTACTGAGACTGGAGCATATGGTCGACCAGTATTTTCTCCAGATGAAACTATGATCGCTTATGAAAAGTGGGCTTTGGGCCCAGATGGCCAGCTTGAACAGGGGAAATATTCTCAGATATGGATAATGGATTTTGATAAGACTACAAAAGTTTCCAGTAATCATAGGGTGGTTGTTTCCCAAGCGGCTTCGTTTAGACCAAGGTGGTCTTCAGACTCTAAGCGAATTTTATATTCTTCTAATTTAAATAGGGAAGGGTTGAACTCGGTTGGGGTGATTTATGGGGGCAGAAAGGCTCCTGGGCCTACTGGAGGTAATGATAAGTATAATACGGTTGATAAGAGGAAGGCGTTTTATCCAATTCACAATTTAACGTCTTGGGTTTTAGATCTTGATAATAACAATATCGCCAGAATGGATGACAAACAACTTTCAACTGGTAATATTATTGTACAGGATTACACAATGGCGGATTGGCACGAAGGTCCTAACGGAAAGACGCATCTTGTATATCAGACAACATCCCATTCTGATAACTATAGTCATCAAAATGCATTTGAATTGGCAACCGCTGAAGTTAGATTTCATAATGGGCCTTCGATCCGACTTTCTAGAGATAGGTATAGGCCGAAACTTGATGGGGTTGAATTTAAAATTTCTAATCCTGACGGCACTACGTTCTTGCCGACTCCGCCTGCGTCTAGTGGAGAAGCAATGCTTCCCATATGGACTTCTCTTTCTAGCGATTCTCAGAGGTTGGTGCTTGACCATATTCCTGCCCCAGCAAATTCTACTCATAATAGTTCCACTACTATCCCTGCTGAAGACTATTATAAGCGAATTAACGCAGCCGCGGCAGGCTCTGGAACTACGGTGAAGGATGAGGCCGAAGCAATTCTTGCAGAAATTTACAACCAAGGATTAGGGCCTTCTATAGACTTGGGGTGGAATTCTATAGTTCCGGCCGCACCGCCTCCCGTGCTTGGAGGAATCTTTAACATTATTCTAAGGAGGGCTGTGTACATTACACCATCCGCGGCGACCATTGATATTGATTTTATTATAGATCGAGGACCTTCTTTGGCTGCTAGTCTTTATTATTTGGTTGGAGCTGATGTGACTCAAACCAATATAATTTCTAGAGAGGTGCAGGAGGTGTCTCAAGCAAAGACTATACTTTCTATGACAGAATCTTCTGGTAGTGCAAATGTAATGGCCGGAATAACTTCGCTTGAATTTAGATCAGTTGCCAACTTAGTTTCTAAATCTTCCTTATAAATAGATATAATAACATTAGGATTAAATATGGCAATTTATACCGATTTAAATTTAGATTTTAAAATACACCCAAATACAAAAAATTTAGTTTTAAGTAAAGATGATTTGGCTATCCAGAGGGCTGTTGCATATTTATTATTAACTAACAAGGGAGATCGGTTATTTGAACCGGATATTGGATGTGATATAAGGGGCCTATTATTTGAACCGGCTACCATTTCTACTGCATATGATATTGAGACTACTATACATGAAACTATTACTAATTTTGAACCTAGGGTGAATATTATTTCAGTTAGTGCGCTCCCAGCAGTAGATCGAAATTCATATGAAATTTCGATTAAATTTAAGGTTATAAATAAATCAACGGTGCGTAATTTAGAGTTTACGCTAGAGAGATTACGGTAATGGCATCTAAAATCAATAAAATTAATGTAGCAGAATTGGATTTTGATAACATTAAAACCACCCTTACAGAATATTTGCGACAACAGGAAGAGTTTACAGATTATGATTTTACTGGTTCTGGGCTATCAGTCCTTATAGACCTTTTAGCATATAATACACATTATAATGCATATTATACTAATATGATTGCTAATGAGATGTTTTTAGATAGTGCGGCTGATAGAAACAACGTTGTTTCTAGAGCAAGACAATTGGGATATGTTCCATCTTCTTCTCGCGGAGCAGAAGTCTCAGTTAATGTTGTTATAGATCAGCCCAATCCGACCTCCACGGGGGGAGGAGGAATTTCTTCCCTGACTATAGTAAAGGGGCATCCGTTTATAACAACAATTGAGGGCACTCCGTACACGTTTTTAGCAAAATCTTCTGTTAATATGGAACTTAAACCTGATCCGGATCCTACGGCTCAGCAGGGCAGTAAAATATTTACGGGCGATGTTGATCTTGTTGAGGGGATTCAATTTGACATTAGTTACATAATGTCGTCCAATCTTAGCAAGAAGTATATTATTCCTAATTTGGGGGTAGATGTTAGTTCTATTTCTGTTCTCGTAAGAGATTCTGTTACAGGAACGTCTGCAACTTCATATACACTAGCATCTAATTTGGTCGAAGTGTCTGGAAGCGATACTGTGTATTGGTTGGAAGAAGGTCCTGATGGAAAATATCAGTTGTATTTTGGGGATGGTATTATTGGGAAAAGCCCAGAAGCGGGTAGCGTTATTCAAATAACATATAATATATGTAATGGTGAACTAGGTAATGGTTCTAGGATATTTAATATCACTCCTATTCCATATCTATATGGAACTGAAGAGATTCCCCGTACTGCAACCGAGGGTGCTATAGTGACAACATTAAGCGATTTTGCTTCTGGGGGAGCGTCTAGAGAATCTATAGGTTCCATTAAATATCTTGCTCCTCTGTCGTATGAAACTCAAGGAAGGGCAGTTACTGCTGAAGATTATAAATCTAGGTTGCTACAAGAATATAGTGACATAGATTCGATACGGGTGTGGGGAGGCGAAGAACAAACGCCCCCCGACTATGGGGCAGTATATATTTCCATTAAACCTAAATCAGGATTGGTGTTGACTGATTCTCAAAAAACTTCTATAATCAAAGATATTTTAGATAAAAATAGTGTCGTTTCTGTTAGAAAAACGATTGTGGATCCCGAATATATTCATCTTATGTTGACTGTAATTGTGAAATATGATAGTACGATAACTACATTGACTCAAGACACATTGAAAGCGTTGTCCTTACAGACCCTATTATCTTTTGGCCAAACTGAATTGGATCAATTTGAGTCTTATTTTAGATACTCGTCTATATTAAGAGAACTTGATCTTTCCGATTCTGCCATCACAAATAGTTTAGTTGATGTTAAGCTCAAAAAACATATTACCCCCACCTTTACGAAAAAAGAAACACATGTTGTTGATTTTGCAAACCCCATATACAATCCTCATTCTGGGCATAGAGGTGCTATTACTAGTACCTCTTTTGTGTATAATGATAGTAGAAACTCTGTCGTTACTATTACTGATAGGGGTACCGGAAGGTTAATTTTAAGTGAAGTTGGAACCGGTAGGGAGGTGATCAATGATATTGGGAGTGTAGATTATGATACGGGAACATTAACTATTCGACTAGATCCTAAATCTGCGAGTGACAATATAATATCAATTACTGTGGTTCCAAAACATCGTGATGTTGTGACCAATACTAATCAAATTCTTTCTCTCGCCTCTGAAAACATAACTATACAAATGGTTGATGATTCTTCTTCTGGTCAGGGAACAACGACTAATCCTAATTATATATAATTAGATAGGATGATATTTTATAAATGTCCATTAAAATAAAAACCTCATCTGTTGTTCAAAGTCAGGCACCAGATTTTGTTAAAAGTGACTATCCGTTGTTTCTTCGATTCTTAGAGTCGTATTATGAGTATATGGAGCATAAAAGCCCTCCAATAATATTGGATCTGAATGTTAAAGTTCCAGTTTTTACTCTTTCTCAACCCAATATAGATAATTATGGCCCTTCTCATTTTTCGATGGGGGAATTAGTAGAACAGCGGGCCGACATTAACAATCCTGGTGTGGTAACTGGAACCGGAGAAGTGTTTGGGATTAATTTGGATGGAGATATTCCTACTCTTTCGTTGATCAATATTTCTGGTCGAGATAAAAAATTCATACCTTTTACTATAGGTATGGAGGATCCAAATTTATCAGTAATTAGGGGGGTTGAAACTGGCTCTACTGTTACTTGTAAATCTGAAGTGAAAAGTAATATAGCAGGGGCACTAAATGCTTCTCATAGTCTATTAGATTATCAAAATTTTGATACTACTCTTGATGAATATATGGAATTCATTAAGAAGGAATTTTCGCCCACTTTTCCATTGACACTCGATCCTGATGTTGATGCACGAAAGGTGTTTATGGGATTGAGGGATTTTTATCGAAGTAAGGGTACTGAATCTTCTTATAAGTTTTTGTTCAGGGCACTTTTTAATGAAGAAGTCGACCTTTACTTTCCAGAAAAGAATGTGCTGCGTGCTTCGGGAAGATTGCGAAATCAGTTTCCATCAGAATATGAGTCACAGACACCACAAAGAACCAGTATTAAATTAAATATTATAGCAGATGTTATTTCTGAAACTAAACAATTATCTTCAGGAACTATAGTTCCAATTTCAGACTTAAAAGGCCGAACTATTTTAGGTAAGACTTCTGGCGCAACAGCAGTAATTGATAATATTTACAAACTGCAATATCCTACTCGGGCTGTGATTGGTATTGAAGGAATCAATGTGATCGGCGGCCCGTTTCATTCCTTCGAGAAAGTGACTACGGTAAATGTTCCAGGAGAGATAGATATTGATAATTGGAATATTTTGGGTGGTGTAGGTACTGCCGAGCTTATTGATTCGGGCACAGGATATTCTCTTGGCCAAAAGGCGATTATTACTGGTGGTGGTGGAACTGGAGCTGAAGTGAGGGTGTCGGAGATTGGAAAAGTTGGAGAGATAAAGAGATTGGAAGTAACAAACCAAGGTGTTGGATATTCTTCAGAAATACCAATCAATGTTGACCTATCTTACTCTGATATACATTCCGAATCTTCATTTACTACTGGTGGTGTTAATGTTTCGTTGAATGAGCCCTTTAGGTTTGACGACCCAATACTTATGCTATCTCCTGACGATAAATTGGGAAGAGGAAATACAGCATTATCTGCGCTATTATCTTCCGACCCCTGGCAAGGTAATATTAAAGATCTTGGAGATCTTGTTCCATTGGCAGGTGTGTCGCGAAAGAATTCTAAACAATTTATCAGTTTTGATGTTTGGCTCCCCGACTTTACGGCCTGGTCCCAGGCCTGGCTCTCCGGGCCTCTTCTTGATTTCACTAATGTTCCGGGCAGGGATAATGTGGATGCAGATGGTGGTGGGGGATATGTTATTGGGGCCCCGAAGATGTTAGATGTTTCTGGTGAAAACAAACATGCAGTTGCTCCAAGAGTCAATAGCTTGGGATATACTCTTAATACTGCCAATTTATTTTATGGAAATAATCACGACCTTAGTGTCGATTCGATTGCAGGAAGAAGCTCGTTAAATATTAGAATTTTAGATGATACTGTAGCGGAGACTACTCCCGGCATTGGGTTACAAAGCCATGATGAGGTTTCAATACAACGTAATCAAACTTGGAATTTTTGGTATAAGCCCACATCGAATGTTGCGACCGGGGGGAGAATTATTGCAAGAGATTCTGGTTGGCCAGACGCTAATGGATTTTTTGCATTATCAGTAAACACTTTTCCTGCGGTGGATGCAACTGGCTATTGGGATACGGCGAATCTAGATTTTCATACAAGAACGACATCTCCTCTTGACCCGTCAACTCCAAATTATGCTGCTCATATTCCAGATGGTCTTCATCAAAATGAATGGCACATGTTTACAATAACAGAACATTATGATCGTTTCGGGACTCTTCCCGGAGAAACATCATTATACATCCATTATACGGATAGTGTTACTCCCACATATGTCAATACTTTTACTACGATTACTGGAGCAAATTCATTTGTTGCGGATAATGGAGAAAAGTGTGCAGTAGTTCTTGGTGGAATAAGTGATGGTGTGGATAAAAATTCTGCTAATGTTTATGGTGGTCATGGTGCAGCAGGGTTATATGATGAGTTTAAATTTTATGATAGGCCTATAATTAAAAAGGTGGCCGATAAATTATTTAGAAATCCTGGGGAAATTAAATCCCTTACTGGAGATTGGTTTGTTTCTCTTACAGAAGATGTTTCTAATAATATTTTTCATCAAGCCTATTCTTTATTCAATGAAAAGGATGCTAAATATAATTATTTCACATATGGAACAGATGCAGATCACATTTTAGGAGAATCTGCTCCTACTTGGACGACATTAGTTAATCCAAGTAAAATAGTAACTGCTAATGGCCATGATCATGGAGGTTCTGTTGGATTTGAAAATAGAGATTCTTTGGGGCTTAGTGCTGATGAATATGATTTGATTAATTCAACTAAAAGCATAAATGATCGAGCATATGATCCGGGTGCAAAGTTTAAAATAACATCTCGTTCTATGAATGCAAGTGATGCATCTACAATATATCACCACTCTTTTGGAACACAAATTGTTAAGCGAGATTCTATACCTGGAGCTGTCCCCAAATTTGGGGAATCTGTTCTCAGAATAGTAAATTCAGCAAACGCATCAGGCTCCGTATCTGGCACCGGGCAAGTTCAGAATAGGTATAGTAATACTACTGTTACTATTGGCGCGAATCACGGTTATCATGAAAAGAGTAGGGTCACTTTAAATACTACCAAAGACAGTCCATGGTCATTTCCATTTTTAAGTTTTCCCAACAATAAAAGGTACATATTATCGTGGTATTATAAAACCTCAAATGGACACTTGTTTGATTCCGGGGTAAATCATCTGCCCGCTGCTTCTGGTTTAAGTTCTCCCACAGTTAAATTTATTGTAAGTGATGGTCATCAAGATACCACAAATCAGAGATATGCAGTAATCACAAAGCCAGGCGCAACTCTTTCTAGTTTAGGTGTGGCTGCCTCCAATTCAAGCTATCATAATTGGGTTCGTGATCATATGATTCTTGATTTTGCATCTGCCGCTAGTGTTACTGGTGGGGTAGGAGATGCCAACACTAGTGCGACTATTGTTACAGGAACAGATTCTGCGTCAGGAACTTTAGCTAGGAATAATATTATTGAAGGATTTATTGAATTTAGCATATCGGCTAATGACGATGGTTCTGGAGGAAGAAGTTGGAATACTTTGGTGGATTATTATGATGAAGTTTACATTGATGGCGTGCAGCTAGAGGAAGTTGAATCAACAGTCAACTTTCCCACAACATACAATATTTGGCCTCGTAGTTATCCAGAAAATATATTCAATTTTGTTCCCGATACGACAGCAACATCTAATACTAAACTTGTGGTGTCTGGTCCTGAAGTGCATTTTAGTTACGCCAATAATATTCCATATGATAAGAAGGCATTATATAAAATATCGGCCCGCGTAAATGGTACTGCATATGGAACAGGAAACATTTCTGTAGGTGTTATTGGAATAGAACATGCTGATGGTGTGGGAAAATATGTCACCCTTGGTGAAAATTATGATGCCTTTTCTTCAGGGGTTTCTAGATATGAGGCACCTATTGCACAGTCTAACATGACCTTAAATACAGGAGGTGGTTGGACAACAATCAATGCATATTTTCAAGGAACACAGACTAAGAATTATATTCCTAGGGCATATAGATCTTTTGAGGCCAATAATTATGCTTTTGGGTCTGTTGTTATGTCTAATGGTTTAGGAACAAATGAAACAAGCACACCACCATATTCAATATTTCTTAGAGGTCGGTCGACTGGAGGCATTGGATATGCAAATGCTGTAATCGATACCACATTAGGATACGGTGGAACATCAAGTCTTCGACATTATATTCCTACTCAGAATCCTTGGGAGCCTCGGTTTGTATCTTTTGCAAATTCATTGGCAATTAGTGGTACGGATGAATATGTAGGTTCTGCTTGGGGTGATGATGATGGGGCGGATTGGGTGATCAAGATCCCTAAAGCAAAGAGATGGATATTTTCTTATTATGCTCGTTCAAATAGTGCAGCAGGATTTCCAACATCAACGGGGTTAAGTACACAACTATATCTTAGAAATTCTGATAAACCTGAAGCGAACGTGGCTTTGATTGCTGGTGTGGCTCCTGCGATTACTGTTGCTGATACGTGGCAGAGATTTTCAGGAGTTCTTAATTTTACGCAAAGTTCTGAGCTTGATGCCTCTGATCATTCTAACTGGGTGACTGTCATTGATACTTATGCCAATTCTTCTATAACATCATTTACTTCTGCTCATGCGCTTAAAGGAAGTGATGTTAATCAAATTATTCTTAATGTTGGTCCAAGTGCATCTGTAGGTGGGACTGGATTGAATACGGACGATTCTGGAAATACTGTATGGTATGATGGATTTATGTTGGAGGAACAAGCCAACACTCTTATCACAACTCCTTCAGAATATTATTCTGGTAATTGGAATGGACCCGGGTTTGGATATTCAAATCCCGCACCATTAGGAGAAGAAACGACCCATATTAGACCGTATATAGCATTCAATCAGGGCCCGGGTTATACTGGATATGATACTATAGATCTTGATTATGTTAAGTTGGAGTATGCAACTAACGCTACCGCAACTCTTGGGATTACAGGTAACTATATTGGATTGGGGAGGCAGGTGGATACAACGGCTGAGATTAGTGGCAGGCAGAGATTATATGATAATAATTATTATCAAATCTTTTCATATCTAATTAAGTCTGGTGTTTCTGTTGATAGATATGAGAGTATTGTTAAGCAGTTGGTGCATCCTGCGGGTATGAAAATGTTTGGGCAAGTGTTTCTAGAAAGTGAAATGGATTCAATTTGGCCACATAGTTCTGAATTTGGTCCCGGACAAACAGCAGAAATGTTTCCCACTAATGCTGCATTGCTTGATTCAAATGTAGATGGTATTTTCGGTGGAGTTGCACAAATACTTAGATCATTTTTCTTTGGACCCCAAACAATTTCTGAACTTGGTGGGGATACTTTAATAGCAGGAGAAAATTCTTCTGTGATATGGGATTTTAATCCTGGAGATAACGATTAATGGAAAATAAAAAAACCTGGCGGGGTCTCCCTTTTTTATCAAGCTCAACTTCAACTTCAATTGGCAATCCAGGAGAGGGAAAACATAGATCTGAAATTATAGCATTTGGTGCACAATCAAAATGGTCGTTAGATTCATCAAGCATTGTTATAGCCCTCGATTCAAGATCACCCACTTGGGAAATAGGGGGTGAGGAGGTGGTGCAAGGAAACCTTCTTTCGTTTGGTTATCATTCGATAGTAAGCGCAGATGTGCCTTCCGCGGTTCCCCCTGGAACGGCGAACTTTTACTTTAGGGATGCGATATTGCCGGAGGGAATTCTTCCCGCTATGATCGGGTCCAAAAATAAATTTGTTAGAATGAAGGTGCGAAGGTTGTCAGCACCAATTAAAGCCAATACTGGTTCTCAAATTTATAATAGTGTTGGCCTGCAATACAAATCTGCTGCTAATATTCCATCACCAATTTTTATTCCTAATAATTTAGAATCAACCGAACTGTCTTCAGGCTCTGGTGAATGGAAAATTTTTGAGTGGAATTTAGCTTATCCTATGATAGCGAATACTGTTACAATGGGAATAGAATCGTATACGAAAACTATAGACAATAACACAGACATAAATCTTTGGACGAATACTGTTGTTAGGGGAATGCGATTTTTATTCGATGCATATAGAAGTTCAGAAAGATTTTCTTATGTGTGGAAACCAAAAAGATTAATCAGTCCTGCTATGGCCATAAAAGAATTTCCTTCATCCACAGGTCAAGAGCTTTGGCCCGTGCCGTCAGGAAACAAAAAAATTGTTAGGTTGACTGCAAATGTTTCTTATTCTAGAGGAACTACCGTTGTTACAAATGAATCGGCCTCCCCCGTTCATGTAGATATGCCCCAGGTTGCCACCGAACTGTTCGGGGGTGACACTACCGCACTCTTTAATTATGTGCAGGAAAACTTAGTTTATGTATTTGGGAACCCTCTTGCTAGTGATATTCGGTTAACAACCGATGGCCGTAGTTCAGGTGGGTTTGCTACCCTACCCCAAACAAATCATTTTCTAGATCCTCCCGGCATTGACATAATAGTATATTATAAAAAAACAGACGGAACTCGATCTACTATTAGACATGATTTTAGTGGTACCCTTCCCGGTGTTGCAGATACCTTGTGGGATAGTTTGGCCAACGATGTCCTGCCGATCTTATTGACCTTCAGCAGCATGGGCACATTAGGCTCTGCTAACTGGGCAAGTAATTGGAATGGAGAAAAATGGAGGAGTGGAGATGCAGTCGAGCTTGATTTTACTAAGCTGATCGGGATGAGTGGTGTTGATGAAATCGATAGCATTGAGGCTATTGTTGTGAGTAAAAAGAATCACCAACAAGAGATAGGAAATCCTAATAATAGAAATATATTATATGTGGATAGTGTTGCTCTTCATTTGTCTGACGGGACCGAAGTTAGAATTCCTGCATCAGAGGCCATATATCAAACGAAATGGTTTGGAACATTAAGTGGACATATAGATCCGGGATTAAATATTAATCATACTGGATCCTATGTTGCTATGCCATATACAGGAGATTTGGTGTTTCCTGGAGGGCAGTCTTTTGATGGTTTCATGATGGATGAAACGTCAAATTACAAGTTGGCGACTACTAGAGGACTAACTTCCCATAGTGGACCCTTAAAATTAGTTCCTGGATTGACTGATGATTATAAAGTTATAGATATGGCGACCCCCAGAAGATCGTGGATTCATTCCCAAGATGAATTGTTCCCTTGGTCCGATCCTGTTCCAGATCCACAGAACCCTGGAGGATTTCAGGTTGTTTCTGATAGTATTGATGCGGGTTTAAGAGATTTATTATTGTTGACCCAGAATACTGCTTTTGATTTTGATTATACTGACGGTCCAGGAGGGTCTCCACTAGTATTATTCAGACCCAACTTAGAATTACTGGAAGGGGAAAGAATACATGGCCCCAAGGCTGCACATCTTGCCGCAGATAGCAATTTTCATCTGACCATATTAGACCATGATGATATAAGAAATACTAACACTCAATCATATTCCCTTTGGTATAAGCCCACTTCAGAAAGGGTTGGAAAGTATTATCCTGGTTTGGCTTCGGCTTCAACAACAATGGCCGAAGCAGCAAGAATTATTACACGGGACAGAAGCGAGTTTTGGTCTTTGGCTGCACATCATGGAAAGAATTGGATGCCGGCTGCGTATTCGACTTTTAATAAGAATCCCGATGATTATATTATTCATAATTCCACCGTGAGTGAACCCTCAACCACTCTGGCCAATAAACATTATTTAAATTATAATAGTGATAACCGGATTGAAAGTCTTACTGTAAATACTTCATTTGGTCTGTTTGGCAATTCGAGTCTAGAAGCTACTAGTAAAAATGAGACCGCCGATGCGGCGCAGCCTTTATGGTCAAATGCTCCATTTACTTTAGGTCCTAGAAGGGTAGGCCATCGAGCCAATTATGATTCGTATTTTAATCCAGATGTAATACGAATACCAAAAGGAAAGCGTTGGATCATTTCATACTATGCATATACTGATGGTCCAGGTGGCGGGAGCCAATTAGTTCTACATGGAAAGGATAGTGAAAATCCTGCATCTAAAGTATGTAAAGCTATGGCGACGACTTCGAGCGCGCATACTGGCATCCCTGGTTCATCTGGAACAATAACCACGCCAGGAACGTGGCAAAGATTTTCTGCGGTTGCTGATTTAAGTGTGGACTCCATAATGACGGGAGCAGATGGATACGGTGGAAGCCTAACATATGGTAATATTGGTAGACATGAAACGAAAAGAAATGAAGTTGATAGTTTAAGCATTAGACTTGATGTAGATACCGCAGCCAATACAGTATTGTTCGATGGAATCATGTTAGAGCAACAGCCTGATACAGGTATTACTACTCCTTCAGACTTTGTTGCACCAAGCGAATATCTAGATTTATATTTTTCTGGAATATCAAATACGATTAATGGTGGTTCTGCTAGCGACACACACGCCTTGGATTATTTGTTGACTTCTAGTGTGGCTAATCAAATATCATCGTTTACTGCTGGTGGATTAAAACTAGATGCCTGGAACTATATTGCACTTACGTTTGACTATGATACAAGTAACACTTCAATATATGTGTACAATGTCGATGATGGACTTACATATGCAAACACATTTGAGTTACCAAGTTCTTATACTGCAAATGTTGGAGCAGCCCCGAATTGGCCCACAAGCGCATCAGTTTATCCTGGAACAGAAGGTCGCGGAGTGGCTCTTGCGGGAGGCGTCGAATCGGCCAATGCTGTTGGTGGGCTAATTTCTTCGGCTGATACTCTATCTGCTTTAGGAACATATGACAACATTAAATATTGTGCCAGAACACTTTCTTACGATGAAATAAATGATGCATTTTATACCAGAGATGAATATGTTACTGGCCCTACATATGAGATAGATTGGGTGGAAGTATCTAATGATCCTTTTGAAGATGCGTTGGCCAATAAACGAATTTCAGATACGACTGTAGATATGGCTGGTCATCAGCCCGAGATCGAAGTGTTTGTTCCTCCGTACACATTATATGTAGCAAATTCTACCTACACTTTAGATAACGATAGTGGGCAACAAGGAACAGGCACAATATATAAGGTGACTTCCAATACTCAGGATTTTCATACGGTCGAAGTGACCCCATATGCACAATCAACCTTCATTTTAGCCGAAACTGATAGTAGTCATTTAATAGGTCCTGTTCATATGGTTGCAGACAAGGCCGATAATCTTTTTGCATTATATTACGAAGGGACTTCTGGGGCTGCTGAACCCAATTACGGTCAATCGTGTCATATATATCAATTTACCGCAGATTGTAATACATATAATATATCACATTCTACTCATGTTAAGGTTTATAGTGGAAATAGAACATCCATTCCTGTTGCCTCGCCCGGCCAATATAATTCTCAATTAAATGTTTTAGAGGATAGTTATGATCCATATGGACAGAATGGATTTGATTTAGATGAATCTACAGGTGCATTGTATTTGGGTAGTCCAAATAGTTATCGCTCTGAATCTTCCAATTCTGGAATCAGATCTAGTAGTCTAAATGATCCATATAATCAAACCGGAAATATAATTAAAATTATTCCATCGACTCTAGGTTATGAAAAATCTTCTGTCATAGAGATTGCAAATTCAATAACGACTGGCCACAGTTGTCGGGTAAGTAAAGTGTTTTCTGGTCCTGAAAATTCTGTGTTTTACATATATGAGGACACTAATTTCTATCCCCCCAGAAAAAATCTCAATCAACTCATACATACTGGTATAGACAATATATATAAAAATATTGAAGTTATGGGAACCAACAGTTCGGTTCCATATACAGTTAACGCGAACACAGTTTCTTCTTTGTCAAATGGTGTTGGTGACGTTAAAGCAATGGTGTTTGGTTTAGATGGATCTTTGTATGTAAGTCGAGCAGCATTGCGGACTGAATATGGGGGAGGTAATGATTTGCCTTTTGGGGAAAATCTTGGGTGGATATTTAGAATTGTTCCTGATGAGAGGGGCAGTTATGCTGTAGAAGATTCTGAAATTACTATTATTGCAGAAAATGTGGGTGTAGTTAATTCTCTTGATGTTAGTGATATTAATAACATCTTTGCATTTTCGTCCAGTAATAATGTGACTTATGATGCCAATACGATTAGCACTCCGATATATCATTTAACTCCCAATACTGTTCCTGGGTTATATCAATCTTTTGTGGTGATGGAGGGGGCTTCTGTATCGGCCTCAAATACAGGAACGGTTATGAGGCCAAGTTCAGAAAATACAAATTTTGATGGACTTAATCTTTCAGGGGCCCCGTTGTCTGGAACTATATTAGCATCTTCTAGAAAAACTATGAATGTGTATTCGTCTGATGGTGCTTCTACTGATACAGATTATTTGTATGAAGGCGCATTGTGGATAAAATCAGTTTATTCCAACACAGTAATTCGTATTACTCCAGATGCCAATGGGTCATATTCGTCGGCTTCGGCAAATGTTCATGGAATTATGGGGACTGGATATTTAAGTGATGGGAGTTGGTCGAGTATTTCTAATAATGGTGAAGGATTCATGTCACCTATTGCATTAAAGAAGGTGTGGAGATAAAGTTTAATTTAAATCAACCTGTTATACTAAATAGTGATAACGGTATCTTTTTTCTTTGGAGTATATAAAATATGCCCGCAGTTATAACTAATAATTTTCGCTTACTAAATGCTCGAAATTTTGTAGATAGTTTCCCGGCTTCTGCAAACTCTTCTGTATATCTATACATAGGAAGAACACATAGTTGGGATAAGAACCCCCATACACATGCTCCAACGTATAGTGATCAGAACGTTCCTTCTCCGGACAACTCATTTAAAAATAATGATTATATCATTTGGGATACTTTAACCTCATTAGTACAACTAGCCAATACTGATGTATCTTTTGCCACGAAAAAGGTGACATGGGCTGGTGGGAGGACATATGAAAAATGGAATGATACAAATAGTAATTTGGTAAATTTAACTGATGGTGCTTCTGATTTCTTTGTAATAAACAGTAGCAATGAAGTTTTTAAGTGTTTGGATAATAATGGGGGCGCCCTTTCGTTGAGTGAGCCACAGCCTGATCCGGCTTCAGTCGCATCACTATATTATGCGGCTGATGGTTATGTGTGGAAATACATGTACAAAATACCATCAGAGTATAATACTAAGTTTACTATGAATAATTATATGCCAGTAAGAACCCTTACTGTAGCTGAAAGGGCTGCAATGGGATCCAACGACCCGTGGATAGTATTAAAGGACATTCAAGATGCGGCAATTCCAGGAACGATTGATAGTGTAACTTTAACTGCTCCAGGATCTGGATATCCAGGATCAAACGGTACGATTGGTACCATTGCCTCAGACGGTGTAGATTTTACGTTGCCATTACTTCCATCATCACCTAGTTTGTGGGACAATAATATTGACAACCGCTTTGCTAATAGTACCATTATAATATCAAACTCCACATTTGAAACGTCTACAACAGTAGAAACGTCAGACGCATCTGATGGATCCATTACAATAGACGCTTCGGCGAATCCTAATATAATTACAGGGTCGGCCCATCAATATACTTATATAATGGGCCCAGAAGCAAAGATTATAGGCGATGGGACAGCTGGATTGCTTTATGCAACAGTTTCTGTTCCATCTGGAGTAACAACTTCAGAGGGCCCCATTAGTGCAGTTGGGGTAGCAAATAGTGGATATGGTTATACCTTTGCTGATATTGAGATTGTTCCTGTTGATAATCAACAAGCGCCGCCCGTCAGTCAAGTTTCCCCTCCTGCTGGCCAGGGCGCCCGGGCTACTTCAATTTTATCTCCGCCCGGAGGGCACGGGTCTGATCCTGTTCGCGAGTTATCTGCGTATCATGTGGCCATTGCGACTGAGCTTGTGAATGAGGGTCATAATGGTACGCTGATTGTGGGGTCTCAAGATTATAGACAGATTGGAATAATAAAGGATGCTAAAATATTCGGAGGGGCTCATATAGCCAATTCTGCTCCTGGATATGATCAAACGTTAAGAATTGTTGCAAACAGTTCATCTATTGGGTCCAGTACACTTTGGGTTCCTGCCCTAGATGAAATGTTAATAGGGGCGACAAGCAATGCTATAGGAATTGTGGTTGACTATGATCAACCTGCTATTACGGACTCGATTATAAGGTTGACTGGGGTGCGGGCCAATAGCACCGGGGGAAGTTTTGAAGCAGAAGAACTTTTACATCCATATTCCTTTGAGACAGGAAAGGATGAAGCAAAGGCTTTGCGGGCGAATACTCTGGGATATCTTGGGGTAGGTGCTTCTATTATTTCCCCAGATTTAGACAAATACACGGGGTCAATTATATACAATGAAAATAGGTCTCCCATATCAAGAACTTCTGATCAGAAAGAAGATATTAAGATTCTTGTTGAATTCTAAAGGACAATTATAAATGCCTAAAATAACATCACAGACCCCATATAATGATGATTTTAATGAAAGCAAGAATTATCATAAAATTCTTTTTCGACCTGGATATGCAGTTCAGGCTAGAGAATTAACTCAACTTCAGAGCATTTTAGAATCACAGCTTTCGCACCATGGTCGATCTCAATTTCATAATGGAGATGCTGTGCTGGGCGGCCAGACCGCATTTTTGAGGGATGTAGAACACATTAAAGTTTATGATCATATTGGGGCAGGAAATGATAATACTAGTGCTAAATTAGATTTAAGCGATCTTTTCAACACCACTACAGGTCGGGGTGTGGTTATTAGCAAAGGAGAACATACCAAAGGACAGCGAGATAGTCGAAGAAAACCCAGAGCAACAGTAATGGCAGTTGTAGAAAATAATGGTTCAGATCCTGCAACATTGATTGTACAATATGCAAATAGCTGGAGGTTTATGGCCGGAGATGCAATAGTTGTCTCTAATATTCCATTAGAAACCTCAGATCCTGATCACATTGTTGTTGCAAGAGTTCGTGATGAAAACTATGGAGGCGATCCTACTCCTACAGGACCTGCTTCTTTATTCACAGTCGAACCTGGAATTTATTTTATAGATTCAACATTCATTAGAACTCCTCGACAATCTATAGTTTTAGGTAAGTATACTGACAGACCAACTTATGCTATTGGATTTATTAAGTCTGATGAAATTGTTACAGATGCTGATGATTCCACTTTGTTAGATAATGCCTCTGAAAGTTATAATGTCAATTCTCCTGGCGCCCATCGGTTAAAAACTAGCATAAAACTTGCTGTTCATCCACTTTCAGATGGAATTACCCTTCCGTCGGCCGGGGCTGTGGGTTTCCACACTATATTTAAAATTGCTAATGGTGTTCCTATCATTGAAGATATAACCACGCAAAATTCTGAGTTTTTAAACTTATTGGCAGAGAGAACGCATGATGAGAGTGGAAATTATTCAACAGTTCCTTTTAGGGTTGATGTTCTAGAGGGGGCCACCAGTTCTATTATTGCAAGTTCCGCAGAACTTCAATCGGTAGTTACGGGGCTTGCCCAGAACGATGACGACATTACACAGACCACCGCGCCTGAAGGGGGAACGCAATATGGGCCCAAGGGGAAAGGCAAAAAGCGGGGCGGCCGCCGTGGCGGCGCCGGGTTCCGAAGACTACAGCAAGCCTTTAATGCCTTTTCAGTCACTCAGCCTACTGAGGCTGATAAATCTAATTTTAGTGTGAAAATTAATCCAGGAACCGCATATGTTAAGGGATATAAAACTAGACTCAATGAACCTTTAATTTTAACTGCTCCTAAGGCAAGAACGACAAAAACAGGAGTCGCCAATAATAATTTGGGATTTGGATTATATTTTAAAATTAAGGATCCGTCAGAACCCGGACTTTGGAACGTATCAAATTTGGAAGTGGTTAATTTTCATCTAGGTAATGTGGCTAGCTTAACTTCACAACAGGTGAAAGATTCTACGCGGATAGGTCAGGCCCGGGTTACTGACATGCAAGTGAAAACATTTCCTGAGGGTGAGGCGGAAACTGTTTATTATCACCTCCATATGCTTGATATGAGAACGACCCCTATTCAAAATACTGCTGGAGAAAGTGATTCTACTAGCATTATCTGTTCAAACTTAACCCCGACTGACACTAATCAATATGTTGGTGGATATATCAAGATGATTGGGGGCCCTGCTAATAATGAAGTGCGTAGAATTGTTGGATCGACCACCGGAGGTGTGATTAATGTAATTCCAGCATTTAGCACAACTCCAACTGGAACTGGCGCGGGTTTTGGTAATAATTTTCAAATCACTTTTGATAGCAGCTTTGTAGGGTGTATTGCAAATACTGTTGTGGATTCGGCTATGGCAGATGTTGCTAATGTTGGGAAGGTGGGCACAGTATCTACAGGAGAAACAATATTATACGGAAGAAATCAAACCAAGAATTATGTTCCGATAGGACCTGAGGTTATTTCTTCTATTGATGGGGTATCATATGATATTGTGTATAGAGACAGCCAAACTCCTGCTGGTGCGGTGGTTAATTTTCCTAGACGCAACGTTAATGAAACTATATCAACCAATGATAATGATCATATTTTTACAGGCGGGCCCGGGGCGTCCGGGATATTATCACCAGTTTCAGTTGATTCTGATGGTTCTGGTGGAATTGATGTTACGTTTGGCGTTTCCCCAGGAACAGACGTTATAGGCATATTGAGGGCCAAGACGAACACTCTTGCCCGACAACTGTTCTCTAACATACAAGGTCCTAGATCAAATACTGATGTTGTCTCTGGAGCTGCGGGTGCAGTTAGCTTAAATGATACGCTACAAACAGCCAGAGGAATTGGGCTTGTTGTGATTGACACTCCAAATTTGATTACGAGCGGTCTTGATAATTTAGGAATACCTAACGTATATAACATACATAAAATTATTGATACTGGAGATATTGGAACCCCTCCAGCGTGGAATGGAGATGTTTGGGATGCAACAAGAAGCAGACATTCGGATGTTACTTCTAATTATGTGTTAGACTCAGGGCAGCGTGATTCACATTTTGATTACTCTTCAATCCGATTAAAGCCTAATGTGACTCCTCCTGGAGGACAACTTTTAGTCCTATGCGATTTTCTAGAGCCGCCCCTTGGGGGAACTGTACCGCAGTCTGGTTTTTTTGATGTAGAATCATATGTGGGTGCTATTGCATATGACGATATTCCAGTCTATGAAGATTCTTCTGGAATAAGATCTCGTCTACAGAATGTTATGGATTTCAGGCCTGTGAGAAAGGCCAATAACGTTGTGGGCTCTCCAGTAGACATCTCAATAAATCAACCATTTCATAATACCAAACGATTTCCAAAGGTAGATGGTGTATTAGACATAGACGAAGCTTCACATTTCTTGTCTCGAATAGATCATATTGTATTAACTTCGACCGGAAGATTTCAACATATTTCGGGGGTTCCTTCTGATTTTCCTGTGCCCCCGGAAAACGATGATGATAATCTATTGCTTTCGACCTTGAGGGTTCCAGCATACACATTTAGTTATAAAGACATTATAATTGATCCTGCGGAAAATAAACGTAAAACAATGAAAGATATTAACAAAGTTGCTCGGCGTGTTGATAGATTGGAATATTTCACTTCATTGAATTTGTTGGAAAAACAAGCTGCCGATATGAATATTATTGATTCTACTGGAGCTTATACGAGATTTAAGAGTGGAATTCTTGTTGATAATTTTACAGGCCATGGGGTAGAGTCTCAAAGTGCTGGGGATTATGGTTGTTCTATGGATAGAGCGCGAAGGGAGCTTCGCCCAGCATTCACGATGCGTGAATTTAGATTTAATTTTGATGCTATTAACAGCCAAACGACTCGGAGAACAGGTGAAATTGTAACTTTAAATTGGACTCCTGTTGAATGGCAGAAACAATTAGCGGCTACACATGCAATATCTCCAAATCCATTTTCTTTAAAAAGTTATTTTGGTACTCTTATACTACAGCCGACTGAAGATGTTTGGTTTGAAACGAGACATAAAGACCCCGTGGTATTTAATCTTGCTGGAGATAATGATAATTTAGAATTCCTTGTTGAACACCTAAACAATAATTTACCAATTGGTACTGATTGGGATCAATGGGAAACAAATTGGCTCGGAGTTAATGAAGCAACCAATGTTGAATTTGGTGTAGGTTCTTATGTTGGATCTTGGTCTAGGCGACATTGGAATAATGAAACTGTAACTACTACTGATACACATTTTGGTGTGATGACTAGGCAGGGGATTGAGCATAATTTTACTGTTGAAAACACCACAACATCACTAGGTAATAGGGTTGTAGATTCATCGATAATTCCACACATGCGACAAAAAGGTGTATTTTTCAAGGCGCGGGGGTTGGAGCCAAATTCCAGTAATCGCGTATACTTCGACGGGGAGGATGTTTCGGTCAACTGCGCCCGAGCAAATGAAATATTTGTTAATCCAGTTGTAGGTGGGATCCCCTTTATTGCAGATGGCCCCTGGCCAGATAATGCAGCGGCCATTGGTGAATATAGACCAAATGGAGGTCTTTTTCAAGAGGTGATCCAAACAAGCACTACAAGTGAAGGTGATGCCGCGGGTAGGGTTGTATCTGCGGTTGGGAACACCATTCATATTGTAACCGCAAATGGAGTATTTGTTCCTGGAGACGAACTAATCGGAGAATCGCTTGCTACTGGAGTTCCATCTCCAGCAGTTACTGTGGCCAGTTATAAACATTATTCTGGTTTTTGTAGAGCGGCTAACAGTACGTCTATAACTCTAGAAGAGGCCGCCAACGCTGCAATAGGATTTTTGTCCAATGAGGAGGCTGATGGAACAATAAACTTTATTGGCGCTGCTGACATAGCCGACGAAATAAAAGATAGGGCAATTTCTATTATTTCTGGAACTGGTGTCGGCCAGACGAGGAAGGTTTTAGGATATGATCCTGCTACTAGGGAAGTTGTGTTTGATCAAGAATATTCTGTCACTCCATTAGGAGCAGCAACACAAAGCGTTGTGGATCCAGCTGTAACTAGTGCATACTCTATAGGTGAGAAGTTAAATTCAGCCCTTACCAATGATAATAATGATGGTTCACCTTTTACCGCCTCGGATGCTGGAATTGCCACAGGAGTTTTTGTTATACCTGCTGATACATTTTATGCTGGAGAAAAAACATTCATGATCCGCGCAGTTGTACCTGGGGGGTCTCTTGCTAGTGAAACTATATCTACAGCCCAAGCATCATTTTATGCTCAGGGAATTCTCCAGACCGTAGAAGAGATTTCTGTACAAACGCAAAGTATTGGAACAGCAAGCCATGTAGTTACTGAATCACAAGACATTACTCAGGATGTAACCAGAACAGAAAATACAGGGCGTCTTGTGGTTACAGGATATTATGATCCTTTGGCGCAAACTTTCTTATGTGATGCACAGGATCATCCAGATGGAATATTTGTTTCAGATATTGATCTATTCTTTGCTTCTAAACCAACAACACAAGAAGAAATCACTTGTGAAATTAGGTTGGCTACAGACGGCACGCCAAGTGCTACTCAAATTCTCGCATCAAAAACTTTGTATCCAGGAGATGTGGTTATAACTGCTGATGCAAATCCAGATTCCCCCACCAAATTTGAGTTTTCAACACCAGTTCATTTAGAGCCTGGAAAAGAATATGCAATGGTAATAAGGACAAATGATGTTTCGGCTGATGATGGTGAAGGCGAAAACTATACTTTGTGGATTGCCTCAGGAGAGCCGGTCACCAACGAAACGACCGGAGAAATTTTCATAAGGGAGATTGTGGGCAATGCCGAAGAAACCTACGCACCAACTTCCACACTAGGAATGTTGTTTAAATCACAAAACACCACAACTTGGACCGAAAATCAATATGAAGATTTGATGTTCAGAATTAATAGATGTAGCTTTGAGACTGGTTCAGGTATTGCGAACTTCAAAAACAGCATAGATATTGGTCTATTAGATGCATATGGTCAGACGGCAGTTATAGATCAAAGTTTTGATTATGATGTGCTGAATATTCAGTCTCATGATGCATTTTTCCCAGAGACTTCTGTAGAATATGATTTTTCGGGGTTAATTGAGGAGACTGGAACTACTTCGGCTACAGTATCTATTCCTGCCAATAGAAACCTATATCTAGACCAAAGGCTTCGTGTAAATTCACTTGCAGATGGTTCATTGTTAGTTGGGGCCACGTTAACGGGAATAACAGATGAAGTCTCTCCATTCATTAGAATTCCTGGACTTCATGCAATTACTGTACAAAATTTTGTTAATAATGCTGAACTAAGCAATAGTCATTTTAGAATAGTTGAAGGTGGAACAACTTATTCCAACACCGACATAATGGAAATACAATCTAACCGTACTGGTACTCCTACGATAGATGCCTTTCATGTAAACACGAATCCTGCTGGTAATGTTGTTGCAATTTGGGCAAACACAGAAGCTGGATTCTTGAATGCCAATCCTTATCCTGGTGGATATGGATTTTTTGATAATCCTAATACAGATATTATCACAACCTCCACAGGATCTGGAGCTGTCGTTGTGTATGATGGAGAAACTGGAATTTCGGGTGGAAATGTAATTGCAAGATATAGCACCAGAGAAGTTACTCTCAATCCAGAGTTTTCTGCAAAGGATCTGCAAGTTTTCTTAACAGCACATAGACCTAGTGGAACTAATGTTCAGGTGTATTATAAGATAACTAATTCTAATGATCCAGAGAGATTCTTAGATAAAAATTGGGTGTTGATGGATCTAGAAACGTCAGAGGCCTCTGCTACTTCCTCGTCAGGTGAAACGGCAGACTATTGGAAAGAGTTGAAATTTATTCCTTTTGGCCATGCAAACGATTTGGAATTTCCTATGAAATATGATTCGGCGGAGGGTCACACTCATACCACGTTCAATTCCTTTGCCATTAAAATTTGTTTATCTGCAACCAAACACACTCAAGTACCTTTAGTTAGGGCTCTAAGGGCAATTGCATTGGATTAAAATAGTGGATGAGAATATTCCTCACATATTAAACAAAACTAAAGTGACCACAGAAAAAGATGGGCTTGTTCGTGAGATTTCATCAAAAGGTTTGTTGGCCTCTGATCGAAATGCCTTAGAGCAACATAGAATGTATGTTAATAGGGTAAAGGAACAACAAAAGTCATCAATTGAGATAAATATAATGAAAGACCAAATTGCTGGTGTTGAGCGAGACATAAAAGAAATTAAAGACTTGTTAATATCACAACTTAAAAGAGAAGAGTAACGATTAATGCCTACTAACACAAAACAAGTTGCAAATGTTTTTTCTTCTGACACACTTAATACTTGGCGAGAAAAAACAAATGAATTGATCAAAATAGTAAATGCTATTCCTGGTGTTCCTATTGGATCTTTGAATCGCCGGGGTGGTGTAATTGATGGTCAATCAGATTCTATTGCTAGTACCATCGGTCCGGAAGGAACGCTTTTAGTTATTGCAGGTCCTTCATCTACATTTGCACCTTCTGTGGGTGTTGGTGATTATGCAGCACATTCTTCATGGCCAGCAGGACCTAAATCATATACACTAAGCGTAAATCGTATTGCTTCAGGCGCTTGGGCCAATGTAGAATTAACCGCAGATAAAACCGGCATTAATGCTAATGGCATATCAATAACCAATGGGCTTCTTACTATTGATGTACACGCCTCAGACTTAATCGGCGCCAATTCAAACGATGCTGTAATTACAATAGGGGCCGGCGATGGTGCGGCATCTAGAGGAACACTTGGTGATCCCAATATAATTAATTTGTGGGACAGTCAGACTGGTCTGCCTTCTATAAATGCTTATGGTTTTGGTGTTAATGATCAGACTTTAGGATATACTTCTTTTGAACAGCACGCCTTTTTCACAAAACGTTCTAGGCAAAATACTGATAATCCAGACATCCAGCGCCTTTTCACAATAAATGCAACTGGTATTTTTACACAATCTAATACATTTGTATTGACTGCCCAGACGCCTGCTACAGGCGATCTTTATGTGCAAGGCAATGCTCATTTTGGAACAAGTTATAATGGTGTTGTAATCTCCAATAACATGGTTCAAATCGACACCCTTGCCGATGCCAATCCTGCCATTGATTTAACTCCTTCCACCGGGCACACGAATACTACTCGCGATACAGACAAAATTAGAATATGGTCGTCTGGATCAGATACAATGGGATTTGGTATAAGTGCAGATTCTCTAGATTATGTTGCGACTGCCAATCATGTATTTCATTCGGGGTCGACAGGATCTTTAGGTGAAAATGCAGTAATTAATTCATTGGGAATATATGCGACTACTGATATAACCGCAGGTAGTGATGTTATTGCAACTGGAAATGTTGTTGCAACGAATGTTTATGTTGGTGCGTCTGAAGGTGTTGTAATTTCAGATCAATTGATTGAAATTAATACTGCCTCAGGCGAACCTGGGCTTGCTTTTAGTACACAATTTGATGCTACTCTTAATACTGACAAAATACGATTATGGACAGATGGTTCCCGTGAATATGGCTTTGGTATGCGAACCAACATTTTGGATTATATGGGCAACAACCATGTCTTTAGTGATGCTAATCCAAGTGCGGGTCCAGAGTGGGCGCGAATTAACTCTACAGGTATTTTCTCAGAGACAAAGGTTACTGCGGCGACTGGACTTGTTATTGGTTTGAACGAGCTTAGTTCTACCGAGCTTTCTATCAACTCGGGCCAATCTGTACTTGGCACTCAGGTTGATAGTGACGGATCTTCAACATCACGCAGTAAGTTGGCCCTTCAAGGTGGAGCAAATGTTGCGGCTATCGTTGTTGATTCCCCCACAACTTCTGCTGCAATTAATCCGAACATTTTAGAAATTCTTTCAGGTGGTGCTAGTGCAAATACACATGGCATAGGGAGAGTGGGCGGTGTTCAAACATATCATGCTGCCAATGCACATAATTTTTATATAGATGTGCCATCGGAGGAAAGTACACGAAGAGAAGTTCTTTCGATAACACATGATGCGATTACTGGTAATATTTTTACGCAGTTTACATCTAATGCATCCTTTTCGGGAGACATAACTTTTTCGGGCGAGGTAACCACAACTGGTGAATCAATATTAGACCTCGTTACTGCCACCGATCCCAATGGGCCCAGCACATTTGCTCATCCTATTCATGTAATGGGCACCCATATAAATTCTACTTCATATCTTACGCCCGGCGGGCTCACCCCATCACTCACATTTACCGGACCTACTTATATTAATGATCCGACCATTGATCGTATTGATCTCTTCAATTCGGCCGCAGGAACGATTGGGTTTGGTATTTGGAAACCGACAAACGTGGCCGCTGGCGAGGGGATGATGTTACGCAGCAAGGCGCAGGGTCCTTTTGGATTCTATCATGGCACTATCCTTACTGCAAATATTGTGCCCGATGGAATTGAGACTGGTGGATATGTTAATGCCGCTGGAGGTTTTGATACTAGTGGAAACATTTATAATAATGAACAACCTTGGTTTTACGGTTCATCGAATACTGTATTATTAGATAACCCCGGACATATAAGCCTAGTTGGTGGCTGGACTGGCGCGGCCTCGCTTCCTGGTCCTCTAGGGTGGCACAGCGGCCGAATATATATAGAAACACTTGGCGCCGGCGGAACAGGATTGAATATAAATTCAATATCTTCTGGCAGCGCCCACGTCGCCGTGGGGGCTAATTCAGAGGGCACCGGAGCTATTACGTTAACTCATGGTGGCATAACTATGAAGAAGGGTTTGATCATTGACGGTTCTGAAAGAATCACCCAAGCAGGCAAGTTTAATGCAACAGCATTTGAGCTTACTGGAAGCGATCTTGAACTTGGAACCGGAACCAGTCTAAATCTTTTCAGTACAACGAGTAATTTATATGTTGGAGGGAATGCACAATTTGGATCTGCTGCATCCAATGGTGTCGCTGTTCTTGCAGGAGTTCCTCGTTCTGCTGATATTATTAATGCCATCGACTTAAATCATGGTGCTACGACTAATAATGAATATGGAATGGGGCTTGATCTTGGTACTGGTAGTGTATCTTATCACACCATGAATACTCACTCTTTTTATATTGATTTTGTAGGAAAAGAAGAAAAAATGACAGTCAACTCTACTGGACTTTTTGTTCATGGAGTTGGTGGCAATCAAGCAAATATATATGCTGATCATATACATGGAACTAGTACGACTACTGGAACATCTACTGCAACAAATTTGGATCTTACTGGAGACATAGACACAGAAGGAAGTGTGTTTGTAGGAAGTTCTGTTGCTGGGGCGAAGGATGGCCCTATAAGTATGCAAAAAGTTACCAGTGGCGCCGCCACCTGGGGCCGCATCGCAGCAGACGAGGTTCTTGCGTCAGGTCCAGGGAAAGGTTTTACGCACACATTTACCTCGGGAGATAATGGGGCATATTATTCAGATTTAGAGGATGCTTTCAACGACAGCGGGCCCTGTGCTTTCCTTCATAGCGGAGTTAATAATGGATATTTTGCCTCCTCGGGGGTGGGCCCGCTGGTGAACCGTACATTAGTTTCATCATCTACTCATGATACTGCTATACTGCTGGCCCTGGGTGGAATAGGAATTAAAAAATCGTTAGAGGTTGATGGGGCCCCAATAATAGTGCCCCAATCCACAGGCAAGTCGAATGCTATAAACATTCAAACTATTGCTGCAACTCAATATGATATGTACAACGATAATGGTACTAGTACATTTCCCTTATTTACAAAGGTCGCCGGCACAAGTACTGTTGATTTCAATGGTGCTGTCCGGAATATTCTGACGGCCGGCACCATTGAGGCTATGGGCGGCAGTAGTGAGATCCTCGCCCGGCAAAAAATATCAGCCACCGGCGATACTGCCAGCACGGGTATAGTTCAGGCTAAGCGACAATTTCAGGCTAATAATATACTAACCATATCCGCACAAGACACGGGCAAGGCGAATCTTGTAAATATTGAAAGTGTTGATGCACAGAGATATTATAGAAACGGCCAAGAAGTTATTGATAGTAATTTAGAGGCCACCTTCATGGGCATTAATGTATTTGATAATGGCGCCGGCGGTACCCAAGGCACAATTGCATTGCAAAATAACCTTTATTTGGGGCGCGCCTCCGATGTGGGGCACATCGGCGTGACCCAGGGCCTTTTTATAAATGATTCATTGGTACTTAATTCGCAGCGCAATTTAACTAATATTGTTGGGATCACCCTCGCTGGAAATCTAATTTCTTCAGGCGGACCAATCCTATCAACATGGGGAACAACTGCTACCACCAATGCGATAAAAACAAATAGTGGTCGAATTGTTTCCAACTCAACAGCTGACAGCGCATTTTATGCTCCTATGGGCGGTATTACTGCAAACAGCTATACTACTGTAGGTGGGTTTGAGGTTATTAATTCAGACGGAGAAATTAATGTTCCTGTACTAAAGAGTGGGCCGGGAACATCTTTGCTGCAAGCTACCTCGGGTGCTATTGTGTCAACTGATGATGGTCCTATTGTGTCAGATGGCGCGATGATTGCAAATAACACGGGAACAGGAACTGCACTTACAGTTACTACAGGAACAATTGATGTAGCAGATTCCACTTCTGCTGATGCTATTAAAGCTACATCTGGTGGCATAAGTGCAAATACTGGATTTAGCTCTAACGGCGCTCTTATAATAGATTCTCAACCTTCAGGCAATGTCAATATTGGATTTGTTGATAATCTTGATACGGCAAACCTCACAACAACTAGTAATGTGAGCATGATAACTACTGGCAACCATGAAGTTGCTATTGAAGGCTCTGAAATTACTAATACATTTGATGGCACCGGCCGTCTTATTATAAATGCACACAGTACCTCTGGGGGGGTAGAAACTGTACATTTTACGGACACTGGCCCGGCGCAGGTTGCTGCAATCAAGGTGTCTAAAGATAATCTTGCTGCCGCATTTGCAGATTCTCCAGCCACTCTACAGAGTAGGGTGTCGTTTCAATCAGGAACTAATAACCAAGGGCCCGAATCATTTAAATCCCACGCTGGGGGCATGAGTGCGAAGCTCGGTTTTACTGCTAACGGTGTTCTTGTAATAGCTCCTCAGAATAACGGAAGATCGGATCTTCAGAATATTGGGGCAATAGGTGCAAATTCCCTAACAATCTCTGGGGCAACTATTATCACCACAGGTCAGCCAGCAGTAAGTGCAGATATTGACAATATTAGAAATTTCAAAAGTATTGGAACAACTTCTACCTCGATTGATACTGATGGTGGTATTTCTAGCAAAACTGGATATTGGTCTAATACTGAGCAGATTATAGTGCCCACAGCCTCTGGCTCAAACATTAATAATATTAACGACATTTCAGCAAAAACAATTAATATTAATGGATCATCGTTTGTAGATTCTTCTAGAAATATTAGTGCTTCTTCAATTTCCGGTTCTTTGATAGCGAGTGCTAGTCATATTGATGCATCTGGAGGAAATATACAAACAAGTGGTGTGACAAGAATATCTTCTACTGGAGCTTTTACTGGCACCGGTCTTGATGTTGGGGCAACTAATATAGATAGTGACGGAGCCGTTAGTGTCGGGGACATACCCGGTGGACTCGGCACTTCTCCTATAAGTGTTACAGGCTCCTCTCCGCATAATTCTGCTATTGAAGTATCTCATTCATTTGTGTCCGCCGCATTCTCGGACGCCCCGCCGTCCCCGGGAACCCGGGCTTCCTTCGCATCGGCCAGCAACGCCACGGGTCCTAACACATTCAGATCTTGGGGTGGTGGCATGAGCGCAAAGACTGGCTTTAGTGCAAACAGCATTCTAACTATAAATCCGACTATAACAGGAAGATCAAACCTAGAAAAAATTGAGCGAATAAATGCTGTTTCGATTGCAATGGAAGGTGCTTCCACCTCAAATGTGATTGCTACGTTTACTGAGGGTTTTGGGACCTCAATGGGTAACATCAAACAAATTGGTGGTATGCAAAACGCAGATAATAGCTATCAAGATATGTTGGTTAAGGGTAAGATTAAAAATTATGGAACACAAACTTTATGGTTGCCTGTGGGAAGTTTTTTCGATATGGCTGGAACAGATCCATCAACGCTATCGACAACAGGAGGATCGCAAGCCTCAGGCACTACGGCTCCTCACTATGGATCTCCATATAGCTCTAGAACATTTACCGCACCACAGGCCACAGTTTTCACTCCTGCAAATTTTAAGAGTGTTTTTACTGATATTGTATTTCCAACCTCTTGGGCCGGACCAGGAAGTAATGTTTCTGTTATAGGAACATATAGTCTTGACGGAGTTCCAGACTTTTCTGTTAACACCACACAGCAAGCAGAATTAATGTATACTTTACATTGTGTTAAGAACATGGAACCAACTGGGGTAATTAATGGAACTGCAAATTCTCAAACTGTTGCTGAAGGGGTGTGTGTTCAGAGATTGTCAAGCGTTTCTTCATATGGATCCATTAACACACAATATACTGGTCATGATAATCATGCATCGGCTAATTGCCATGTTAAGGTTCCCACAAGAGTTGCTAGCAATACTGCAATACCTCTTATCAGCAGCTATCCAGCAGCGGAACAAGATCCTTCTCAATATAGGTGGATATTAAGGATTCACAGAAGAGATATTATAGATTCTATAGGTAATGGTTCATCTCCAGCAAAAGCCGGTACTGGACTTGAGGCGTCTGGATTTACCAGTTCCGTTGCAGCCACACAAATTAATGCTGGAATCAAATTGATGGGGGTTTCTGTACAATATGAAACTACTCACCTTACTGATACTCCATTGGGCGATTATAAGGGATTATCATAAATGGCTAGAACGATAAATTTAATTGTGGATCAAGGAACAGATTGGTCGGCTAATTTGGTGGCTAGAACTTTGGATGATTCTTCTGTATTAAATCTTGCAGCATATACCAAAGGTCAAGCCCAAATTAGAAAAGCATATACATCGACCGCCCATACTGCAAATATTGTTGTAGATATACATCAAGCCAATACATCAGGCCTCGTAATTTTATCTTTGCCGAATGCAACTACTTCAGATATTGTGGCTGGACGATACCTATATGATGTTGAAATAGTAGATAGCAGTAGTAAAATATTTCGTATATTTGAAGGGTTTGTTGATGTTCAGCCAGAAATCACAAAATATTAGATAAGGTATAAAAATGGCAAGTCCTACTACAAGAGCAGAATTGTCTAACTGGTGTCTTAGAAAATTAGGATCGCCAGTAATAGATATTAATGTAGATGAAGATCAAGTTTCGGATCGTATTGATGAGGCGTTCCAATGGTATTATGATTATCATTATGATGCTGTGGAGAAGGTATATGAAAAGTTTGAGATAAATTATTCGATACTAAAATTTGCTGATTCTATGACTACGTTTATGGATGGCATTGTAGCCGACACTAAAATTCCTATGGATGCTCCCCCTGGTTTTGAAGATACAGCAAATCTTACTGGGCTAACAGTTGTTGACATTCATCCAACCAATCCTAATTGGATATATATCAAGTGGGATAAAGATACTGCTATACCTAGAACTGGAAATTGGTTGAATAATGCTGGGGTACTTTCACCCGCAATTTCTGGATTTTCTTCAGGTTCATTGGATACTCAATATGTAGAAATTCCTGACAATATTATAGGGATCACTAGAATATACAAACCAACTACAAGCAGTATTGGTATGTGGGACATTAGATACCAAATGCGGTTGAGTGATTTAACCACTTTTGGATCATATACGGGAGGGTATCAATTACTTTCTTATGAAATGAGAATGAAAAACATAGCTTTGATCGAAGAGCTTCTTACTGGAGAAATACCTATTCGGTATAATCGTCATTTAAACAAACTGTTCATTGATTGGGATTGGCCAAATGATGCGATTCGGGGAGAGTTTATTATCATAGAGGCTTCCAAAATTATAGATCCGAACACTTATTCAGACACTTATAATGATCGGTGGTTAAAAGAATTTGCTACTGCTTTAATTAAAGAACAATGGGGAATTAATTTATCTAAGTTTGATGGTGTGCAACTTCCTGGCGGAGTTACTTTAAATGGTCGAACTATATTGGAAGACGCAAAGGCCGAAATCGACAAGCTTAAAGAGGAGTTGTCTCTTCGTTACGAGCTTCCTGTCGATTTTATGATGGCGTAACTGTTGGAAGGAATAAAAAATGCCTACCAATGTTTATGTTAATAATTTTTCAAATCAGAATGAACAGAGTCTGATTGAAGATTTAATAATAGAGTCTATAAAATTTTATGGTACTGATATATACTGGTTGCCTCGGACTCTTGTGGAACAGGATGCGGTGTATGGAGAGGATAGATTGTCCCGGTTCAATTCAGCAATTGGATTTGAAGTGTACATCAAAAATGTAGAGGGTTTTGAGGGTGAGGGCGATTTTCTTTCTAGATTTGGTTTAGAGATTCGTGATCAAATTACATTCACCACAAGCATACGTCGGTTTCGACAGGTGGCGGGTCCTAGGGACTACAGTACAGATAAGATACGACCTAATGAGGGGGATTTAATTTGGTTTCCATTGGCTAGAGAAGGAACGGGCCATATGTTTGAAATTAAATTTGTGGAGCATGAGGCGATGTTTTATCCTTTAGGAACACTTCCTGTTTATGATCTTAGATGCGAATCTTTTGTTTATAGTAATGAGGTTATTGCTACCGGAATTAAAGACATAGATCATCTATATAATATAACAGCACAAGATTACTTAGTTCCAGAGGGAACAACCACTACAGAACTTCCTTCTGGTCCTGGAGATGATAATGTGGATATTCAAAATGAAGCAAATACTATTTTAGACACATCGTCAAATCCATTTGGAGACTTTTAATTATGTTAGGAACCACTTTTTCACATGGCATCATTAGGTCATATGTTGTGGCTTTTGGTACTTTATTTAACAATATCTCCATCAATAGACCGAGTGATACTTTTGGTATGAGTCAGAATGTAAGGGTTCCAATTTCATATGGACCTAAAGAGCGATGGATGGTTCGATTGACTCAGGACCCAAATTTAGATCGTGATGTGTCTATAACACTTCCCCGAATATCTTATGAACTCATGTCAACAGTATATGCTCCAGATCGAAAACTCAACACTATGCAAAAAGTGACTTTACCTTCATTGGTAGACTCTGGCAAGGCGATGTCTGGATTTTCAGCGGTTCCATATGATTTTGCGTTTACACTTAGCATAATGGCAAGAACTAATGCGGACGCTTCTGCTATAGTTGAACAAATTTTACCATATTTTACCCCAGAGTTTACTCTCACAATAAAAAATATGACGGCCGTGGGTGTAGATGTTGATGCCCCAATTATATTGAATAGTATAAATAAAGAGGATATGTGGGAAGGATCTTTTGATGAAAGAAGAGCGATTATTTGGACGCTAGATTTTACTCTGAAGGGGCTATTTTATGGTCCTATTAAAGAATCTAAGATCATTAAAAGAGCATATGTCGATTTCTTTAATGCAACATCATCGAGTTTGCTAACCGGAAATGTTAATTCTATAGGAACTGGCCTCACATTACAACAATTTCAATTACCAAAGAAAATAGCATCCCCTATTGATAACATATATCAAGGAGGTAAGGTTACTATTTTGGCCGGACCCGGTTCAGGAGATGTGAGAAATATTGTAAGCTATGATGGAACCAATCGTCTTGTTACAGTAAGTACAAATTTTTCAGAAACCCCCAACACACTATCATCATTTAGTTTAGAGTATCTTCCTCCATTGGCTCCTGCATCTGCTTTTACCGAAGCAGAAATTGCAGGGAGTAAAATTGTAGCTAGGGTTACTGTTGAACCTGGAGTAGATGCCACAAACTTTCTACCCACGACAGATAGGACCGCAACATTGGCCCTGGAGGACATCTCAGCTAATATGGAATATGGTTATGTTACTACCATACAAAGTGCAAATTCAACAGGAGGAATATCTCCAATTGATTTGGGATTTATAGATCCTTTTGGGAACTTTGGTAGTGGAGAGGTAGGGGGAGGAATGTGATGAGTATTGATAATAAAGATGTGATTAGAGAAATAATAGACGACACTATGGCTCCATTGAAAACTGTTGCCTCAGAAATTAAAAATATGGAACCTGATTCTAATGCTGTTATTGACGCTAATAATAAAAATGATGATACTGATGTTGATTATAACTTCATTAGGGGAAATTTAAAAGAGCTTGTAGATAAAGGCAACGAAGCTTTAGATGGAATTTTAGAGTTGGCTCAAGAGAGTGAACACCCAAGAGCATATGAAGTGGTCGGCCAATTGATAAAGACTTTGGCGGATGCGAATAAAGACATAATGGATCTCCAAAAAAATGTCAAGAGTGTTAAGGGAATTTCAGGAAAAGGACCCAATAAAGTTACTAATGCACTTTTTGTGGGAAGCACTCATGATTTACAAAAAATGATAAAGCAAGAGTCTTCTAAGGATTAATGGTGTCGAATATTCAGGCTGAAACTAAAACGGGATATTTGGGAAATCCTTTACTTAAAGGGGTGGGGTTAAATGTAGAGTGGACTCCAGACACCATAGAAGAGTATATTAAATGTTCTAAAGATCCTGTATATTTTGTCCAAAGATATGTTAAAATTGTTCACCTAGATCGAGGATTAGTTCCCTTTGATTTGTGGCCATTTCAAGAAAATATGGTAAAGACTTTTCATGAGAATAGATTTACTATTGCTAAACTCCCAAGACAGTCTGGAAAAACAACTACAGTCATTGCATATTTTTTATGGTTCATTCTTTTTAATGAAGATGTGACAATTGCGATCTTGGCGAATAAGGGTTCTTTGGCAAGAGATATTTTGGGAAGACTTCAATTAGCGTATGAAAATCTTCCGGGATTTCTTCAACAAGGAATTAAAGTTTGGAATCGAGGCGATATTCATTTAGAGAATGGTTCTAAAGTAATTGCTGCCTCTACCTCGTCAAGTGCAATTCGTGGTGGTTCTTATAATATGATTCTTTTAGATGAATTTGCATTTGTTCCAAAAAATATTGCCGAAGAGTTTTTTAGTTCTGTATATCCAACAATATCTTCTGGTGCTTCAACTAAAGTGATTATTGTAAGCACACCTTGTGGTATGAATCATTTTTATAAGTTGTGGACAGATTCTTGTGAAAATAGAAATCATTATGTTCCAATTGAAGTGCATTGGTCTGAAGTTCCAGGAAGAGATGTGAAGTGGAAACAAGAAACGATTGCCAACACCAGTAAGGATCAGTTTCGGCAAGAATTTGAATGTGAATTTATAGGATCGGTCAATACTTTAATTACACCTGCGAAGCTGAGAACACTAGCGTATGTATCTCCAATAGAAGCTCGCAGCGGTCTTGATATATATGAACTCCCCAAAGAGGATCGGATTTATACGATGGTGTGTGATGTTTCTCATGGAGAGGGGTTAGATTATTCTGCATTCTCTGTTATAGACTCAACCGAATTGCCATACAAACAGGTGGCAAAATATCGTAGTAGTAATATATCCCCATTGTTATATCCTAATATAATAATTGATGTTGCCAATAAATATAACGAGGCCTATGTTTTGGTGGAGACCAATGACATAGGGCAGCAAGTGGGCGAAATCTTACATGGAGACCTTGAATATGAGAACTTAATGATGCTTTCAACAAGAGGTCGGGCCGGGCAAGTATTGACTGGAGGATTTGGTCCTGGAAAATCTCATGTTGGAATTAGAACGTCTAAAAAGGTAAAGCAAATTGGGTGTCAGAATCTCAAAAATTTAATCGAAGATGAACAACTTATTGTACAAGATTTTGATACTATTTCAGAGATGACTTCTTTTGTGGCAAAAGGAACATCATATCAAGCAGAACCTGGATATTATGATGATCTTGTAATGACGCTGGTTCTTTTTAGCTGGGTTGCACTACAGCCATATTTCAAAGAGATGAATGATGTTGATGTTAGAAAAAGACTATATGATAACAAAATGCAGGTGATAGAAGATGATGTACTGCCCTTTGGGTTTACGGATGATGGGGTAACGATAGAAGATAAATATGTGGATAATGATGGACAAGTATGGCACGTGGTTGACCCATGAGTCCTCTCAAGATGTGATTATTTATAAATATTGTCAGAGTACGCAATTTTATGCATATAAATTTTCGATAATCGAGGAGATTTAAGATGGCCACATTTCCAACCGCACCAGGAGTTCATGTTACCGAGAAGGATTTATCTACAATTGTTCCTGCTGTATCAACTACAGACGGGGCCCTGGTAGGTTACTTCAAGTGGGGCCCTGTTGAAGATATAAAATTAATTAGTAGTCAAGAAGAGTTATCAAATGCTTTCGGAAAACCTTATCGAAATGCTAACGGAACCTTTTTTTGGTCTGCATCAAACTTCTTGGATTATAGTAATAGAATTCATGTGATGCGAGTTTCTGATGGAACTAATGCAACATGGGATGGAACGGCCGCTACTGTACTGAATGATGCCGACTATGTTACTAAATTTGATGCTGGGTCTATTGGAGCTGGATATTTTGTCGCAAAATATCCGGGAACATTGGGAAATTCTATTCAAGTCTCAATGGTTGATGGTACAGAAGGATTTAATAGTAGGGGTGTGAAAGTAGGTAGTACAATATCCCTCTCATCGGGAGACACTACTATTGACTTTTCTAACAAGTACACAGATGATACTATAAACCAAGCCAGGGATGTTTTTACTGTTGGAGATAGTCTTACGATTGGCGGCCGGGTGGGTTGGGGCCGCAGACGAAGCACCTCTGCACTTTCTGGAGAATTTAAAGTTATAAATGTTGGCGGGCTCGCCGGCGCCGGGGATGCGAATACCATTACTATTAGCAACCCAATTACCCGAACTCTTACGTCTACTACAGTTTTCAGAAAATGGGAACATTATCATAATTTTGATAATGGTCCTTCTACATCAAACTTTTGTAAGGCCCGGGGAATAACAGATGATGAACTTCATATTATAGTGTCAGATAAGGATGGAGGAATCTCTGGTGTTCCTGGAACAGTATTGGAACGATATATGCACGTTTCAAAGGCATCTGATGCTACAGATTCTGAGGGAGCGACCATTTATTTTAAGGATGTGATTGATGCACAATCTAAGTATATTAGAGTTTCGCGAAATGAACCCACTACAAACTGGGGCAACAGCACATCAGATTTATCCGGAACCTCATATACTGCATTAAATCCTGGGGTGTTTAGTAATACGTTTAGTGGAGGCACCGATCACACAGCCACAGAGACTTTGTTAGAAAATGGATGGCAGCTAATGGCAGATGCCGACCAAAAGGATCTTTCTCTTCTAGTAGGATCTGCTCCTGCTACAAATAATATTAATAGAACTATTGTTGAAGTTGCCGAAGATAGAACTGATTGTGTGGCATTCATTTCACCCCATTATTCTGATGTTGTTGGATTGGTAGACCAAGAAGATATTGCACAAAACATCATAGACCATAGAAATGATGGGCTGTTGTCACTAAGCTCATCGTATGGAGTTATGGATTCTGGATGGAAGTATCAATTTGATAAGTATAATAACATATATCGATGGACACCGTTGAATGCAGATGTGGCGGGGCTTTGTGCAAGAACAGATACTGTTAGAGATGCGTGGTGGTCTCCAGCTGGATTCCAAAGAGGTAATATCAAAAACGTTGTTAAATTGGCTTGGAATCCCTCAGAAGTGTTTAGGGAAGAACTTTATAAGAATGGAATTAATCCTGTAGTTACCTTCCCAGGACAAGGTACCGTTCTATTTGGTGACAAGACAATGCTTACCCGTCCGAGCGCATTCGACAGAATTAATGTTCGCCGTTTATTCATTGTGCTTGAAAAGGCTATTTCAAGAGCCGCGCAGTATTCGTTGTTTGAATTTAATGATGATTTCACTCGCGCACAATTTAAAAATATGATCGAACCTTTCTTGAGAGACATCCAAGGAAGACAAGGAATATACGATTTCAGAGTTGTTTGTGATGAAACAAATAATACTGGGCAAGTTATAGACTTAAATCAATTTGTTGGTGACATTTACATCAAGCCTGCTCGTTCAATCAACTTTATTCAGTTGAATTTTATTGTAGCAAGATCGGGTGTGGATTTTACAGAAATTACGGGAAGATGATATAAATAGTATCATATAGGAGAAAAAGAATGGCCTTTAATGTAAATGATATTAGATCTAGATTAACGGGTGGTGGCGCTCGGCCTAATCTATTTAAAGTTTCAATGCCCTTTCCGGTTATTGCAGGAGGCGATAATGCAGCAGCCGCTGAAAAATTGACCTTCACTTGCCATGGCGCCCAAATTCCTTCTGGGGATATAGGATCAATCGACATTCCATATTTTGGCAGATCTGTTAAGATGCCTGGAAATAGAACCTTTGGTGAATGGAGCCCTAACATATACAATGATGAAGACTTTATGATTTATGATTCAATACAGGCATGGATGAATGCGTTAAATTCTCATGTGACTAATGTTAGATCACCCAATGCATTATCATCTGTAGATTACACAACAGCCGCAGATGTTACACATTTTGCAAAAGACGGTTCAGAAATTAAAACTGTTCGATTAATTAATGTGTGGCCATCATCATTAGCGGCAATTGATTTAGATTGGGGAACCAATAATCAATTAGAAGAATTTACCTGCACCTTTCAGTATGATTACTGGGAAGCTGTCGGTCTGACAACTTAATATAATAATTTTTTGGTGAAAATATGTTTAGTCGTGTAAGGTTTGATCCTTATACACAACTATAGGGATCATTATAATATGGCAGTAAAATTATTCGGATTTACAATCGGCAGAGAGGATGAACAGGAAGAAAAAAAATTTCAATCGTTCGCCGCTGCGGATATTGATGATGGTGCATTAGAAATTACCCCCACCGCAATTGGTGGTGCCTGGGGGGCTTATCTCGATATAGAAGGCACCGCTAAAAATGAATCTGAGCTTGTCAGTAGATATAGGGAGATGGCACTATATCCGGAGTGTGAATACGCTGTTGATGATATTGTCAACGAAGCCATCATCATGGACGAAAAAAAGCCACCGGTGTCTATTGTTTTAGATAACCTTCAACAACCAGAATCTATTAAAATTAAGATACAAGAAGAGTTTGACAATATTTGTAGGCTTTTAGATTTTAATGAGATGGGCTATGAAATTTTCCGTAGATGGTATATTGATGGTAGATTATTTTATCATGTGATTATTGATGTTGAATCACCCAAAAAAGGTATTCAAGAACTTCGTCCAGTCGATCCTAGAAAAATGAAGCTTGTGCGAGAAGTTAGAAAGAAGGGTATGGATGGAAACCCTTCTGCGGTGTTGTACGCCAAGCCTAAAGAATATTATATTTACAATGAAAAGGGTGCTGCATCTGGCCAGGGCACCAATATCAAGATCGCCAAAGATAGTATTTGTTTTGTGCATTCCGGGCTTTTGGATGCAGCAAGAAAAATGATTATTTCTCATCTACACAAGGCTATTAAGCCTTTCAATCAATTACGAATGCTTGAAGATGCTGTAGTGATTTATCGTATCTCTAGGGCACCTGAGCGCCGTATTTTTTATATTGATGTGGGAAATTTACCTAAGATAAAAGCCGAGCAATACCTTAAAGATGTTATGACCAAATTCAAAAACAAATTGGTTTATGATGCATCTACAGGTGCAGTTCGTGACGAGCGCCAGCACCGAACCATGTTAGAAGATTACTGGCTTCCTCGAAAAGAGGGTGGTCGCGGTACTGAAATAACAACCTTGCCTGGCGGACAAAATTTAGGTGAAATTGAAGATATTGTATATTTTCAACGAAAGCTTTATAAGTCATTAAACGTTCCTGTTTCTAGATTAGAACCAGAGAGTGGATTTAACTTAGGAAGATCTGCTGAGATTAGTAGAGATGAGGTGAAGTTTGGTAAGTTTGTGGGAAGGGCCCGGAAAAGGTTCACCCATTTATTTTCAGATCTGTTAAAAACTCAACTTCGTCTTAAAGGAGTTATAACCATAGATGATTGGGATGAATTAAAAGAAGGAATACAATTCAGTTTCTTAAAGAATGTTCATTTCGCAGAATTGCAAGAGGCTGAAGTTTTTAGAAATCGTGTTGAATTGTTGCGTGACATGGAAGAATATAAAGGAACATATTTTTCTGGAGAATGGTTGCGTAAAAATGTCTTACTTCAGACTGATGCTGATATTGAGATTATAGACAAGCAGATTAAGAGCGAAGGCCTTGATGCAGAATCTGAAATGGGTTCAGAAGAAGGTTTAGACCAAAGGTGAAGTTGAATAATATTATAAATAGAATTACAATACCTAAGAGGAGATAAAGATGTCTGATGATCTTATGAAGCATATTAGAAGAGAAGATCCTGTGGGATTTAGATCTGCGGTTCATGATGTCCTAAACTCTAAGGTATTTGACGCATTGGAACTTAAAAAAGTTGAAGCCGCTACTGAGTATTTGGATCAAGAAGAACAAGAAGAAGTTGTGGAGGGTCGAGCCGAAATCGGCGACGATCATAGAGAAGCACAGCGCAAGGCTATGCATGGTGCGAACGATGGTGCGTTGAAGAGTGGAATGATTAATCGTACCGTCCACAGAACGGTACAAAATAACATCACAGCCGGTCATCATGATTCTGATAATCCAAATCGACAGCCGAGAATGGGGCGCCACCAACACCTAATCCAGCAGGCCCGTCGAGCGGCCCGCCCACCGTCACTAGAAAAATAAGGACTATAACAAATGGCAAAAACATTTACTAAATTCAGAAGTGATCTTGACGAAGATATTTTAAGTCTCTTGGAAGATGATGAAACTGAACTCAAGGTTCAGGCTAAGACACCAGGTGTGGCTGCTAGTCTTCCTACGGACGAGGATGAATTGGAAGATGATGATTATGCCGAATGGGAAACCGTAGATGCAATTCCTCAGACATATGTTAGAGGTAAGAATGGTACAGTAACTCATCATGATGAGGGTGTGGGACAAAAAGGTGCAGAGATTCCAGAAGCCGAAATGGCAGAGGATTTAGATGAAGCCGATGAAATTTCGGAGGTACTTAATCAAGATGATATACATGAACCTGGGTCAAGGGCAAATCAAGACACCAAGACTCTTGAACTTAATGATAGAATTCGCCAACGTTCTCCGGAATACCGTAGGGAGCAGGCGGCCAAGAAGAAAAGGCGGGATGCTGAACGGGCCGCAGAGAAGGCCGATCCAGGAGGAATCAAACGAGGCAATGCTGAGAGACTTGCCAAGGCGAAGGCCGACGCGGCTCGCCGCAAGAAGGAGCGCCTAGCAGCAAAAAAGTCTGGTAAGGAAGTACCATCCCCTTATACTGCTCATGCTGGGACTGACCGGGCCCGCCCCGCTGCGCCGAGAAAATCTAGGGCCGGGCTGGCCAGCGACTACACCCCCGACAATCATGGGGAGGCTCTTGATGAGACAGATAGCCTGCACCCCGACGACCTAAAACGTGTTAACAAAACTCATCCAGGTAGCCCTCAATCTCGGGCCAAAACACGGGCCGAATATGATGCTCCACGGACCAGGGGTGATGTGGGGGACGATATTAATAGAGCAAAAGAAATTAAACGCTTAAAAGCAGCACGAAGAGCCCGCGAGTTGGCATCTGATTACACCCCCGACCATGGGGAGACTCTCGGTGAAGAGGAAACCATCAATGAACTTTCCAAGAAGACATTGGCCAGCTATATTCAAAAGGCTGTCGGTGATATAGGTGTTAACAATCGAGTCAAAGGGCATCGAGGCGGGGTGAGTAGGGGAGTGGAAATGGCCACAGGCAAAACTGCTCCTAAGGGCCCAAGCAATAAAAGAATTAACCGAGAATTACTAAATCGTAACGCAGGGGTTGCTCAGGCTCTCAAAAAATTACTTAAACAAGGAGATGAGATCCTTGATCATGATGAAACATTTGCAGAAGCAAATGAGGTAATTTTCACCAAAAAAGAAAAAAAGGCCGCAGCCAAAAGAGCAAAAAAGAATAGAAAGACTCGGGCAGATAAAAGAAAGGCCAATGAACCTGATGATTCTGATTATGATAAGGGAAATTATCCTGGATACTGGGGCCGCAAGCCAGATGGTTCACCTGCGGACGAAGATTATCACCCAAGCTTTAAAGAATTTCGAGATAGTTTTAAAGAAGAGCCTGTGTATGAAAATGTAATGGACAGCCTAAAGAAGATTGTTTCTAGGAATCAAAAATCAAGCCTGACCTTTGAGGATGGAACGGGAACTGATGTTGATCCAAAACAGGCAACTAATATTTTGCAAGTATATGGTGCGCTTAGTAAAAATAATCAACCTAAAATGGCTGCTATGATAGCTAAAGATGGTGCGGGATTTTCTAAGGCATTAAGTTTCGCCCAATCTCATGATGGTGAGTCTCATCTCGCCACAACCGAACTTTAAATTTTAGAGAGTATCCAAAATGAAACTTATAACAGAACATATAGAAGACATCGAATATATCGTAGAAGAATCTGCCGGTGAAAAGAATCATTTCATCAAAGGGATTTTTATGCAAGCTGAACAGAAAAACCGAAATGGTCGAGTGTATCCTATATCCACTTTAAGAAAAGAAGTAAAGCGATATGGTGATACATATGTTAAAAATAATCGAGCATTTGGTGAACTTGGGCATCCAGATGGACCAACTATTAATCTTGAACGAGTTTCACACATGATTACAAGCCTCGAAGAAGATGGCTATAACAACTTTATTGGCAAAGCAAAGGTTATGAATACGCCTAATGGAAATATTGTAAAGAATTTGATGAAAGAGGGCGCCAAGTTAGGTGTATCTTCACGCGGCATGGGTTCTTTAAAGTCCTTGGGGGGATCAAATATTGTACAAGATGATTTCTATCTTGCAACTGCCGCAGATATTGTTGCAGACCCTTCTGCTCCAAATGCATTCGTTGAAGGCATCATGGAAGGAAAGGAATGGGTCTGGGACAATGGACGTTTGAAAGAGCAGGAAATTTCCAATTATAAAAGAACAATTGACACCACACCTCAAAAGCAGTTAGAAGAGCGAAAGTTAGAAATTTTTAAGGATTTTCTTTCAAAATTATAAAAATGATAAATAGAGATAGAATAAATATCTCACTTTAGGAGAACTGAACATGGCAACTCAAACAGAAATCTTACAAGAAGGGGAACTTGTTACTGAGGCGGGTGTGGCTACCCCCGGAAACTCTTCCTTTCCTAGAGAAGGCTCAACCCCAGGGAAAGCAAATGCTCCCAAGGCAAAGGCTAAGGTTGGACCACTTCCTCCTGTTACGACAGATCCTGAAGTGAGAAATAAGGATGCTGCTAAGGTTGCACATCAAACTAAAAAGGCCGCTGAGCCACAAGATGCCAAAAAGACTGGCGACCAAACAGCGGATAAGTTAAAAGAAGATGAAGATCATGATGGTGCCGAGTTGGTAGAGGGTGAAGATGTTCCTCTCACTAAAGCTGGCATGGCCATGGCCATTTTCGACGCACTACGCGAAATGGATAAAGATGATTTGGAAGCTTCTTTTGGTAATATTGTAAATGCTATCTACGAGCAGCCAGAAGAAGAAGAAGATATTGATGTTTCTGAAATCGAAGAAGAGGTTGCTGAAGATCGACAGCCACGATATATTTCAGCCGAAGATATTGACCTTTCTGATGATTTAGGTGCAATGACACAAGACGAAGACCTGTCGGAAGAGTTTAAGGGTAAGGCTAAAATCATTTTTGAAAGTGCTGTTGTTGCTAAGGTTAATGAAGAGATTGATCGACTTGAGGAAGATTATCGAGCAGAGTTGGTTGAGGCCATTCAAACAATTTCTGAAGATCTTTCAAAGAAGGCCGATGATTATCTGACTTATGTAGTCAAGGAATGGATGGAAGAAAATGAATTGGCTGTTGAACGCGGTCTCAAGACTGAGGTTACAGAAGATTTCATTCAAGGGCTAAAGGATTTGTTCCAAGAACATTATATCGATCTTCCTGAAGAACAAGTAAATGTTGCAGAGGCTTTGGCTGATAAGGTAGATACTCTAGAAGCCGCTCTAAACGAAGCCATTGAATCTAACATTGAACTCAATAACGGACTTAGCGATTATAAGAAATTTGATGTGTTAGCAGACCTTTCTGATGGTTTGGCTGATACTGAAATTGAAAAACTCCGCAGTCTTGCTGAAGGGGTTGAGTATGAAGACGAAGATCAATATACAGCGAATTTACTGACCATACGAGATAATTATTTTCCAAAAGCGCCGCGAGAAAGTATCGAAGAGACAGTCGAGGAAGGTGGTCTTCTAAATGAAGATATTTCCCCAGTTATGGCTGCCTATTCAAATGCACTAAAAAGAACTACCAAATAAATAGGTATCACAAACAAGGAGAAACAAATAAATGCTTCTTTCTGAAGAACTTCAAAAGAAATGGCAGCCAGTTCTCGACCATGAGTCTCAAGAGCCGATTACAGACCCACTAAAGAGATCCGTGACTGCTACCCTCCTCGAAAACCAGGAGCAGGCTCTTCTATCCGGTCAGGCCGGTGAAGGGCGTGGTCTTCTTTCCGAGTCCCCCATAAACGTAACCGGCGGCTCTACAGATGCTGGTGTTGGTGTTGATAACTACGATCCCGTTCTTATCAGCCTAGTTCGACGCGCAATGCCTAATCTTATTGCGTATGACATTTGTGGTGTGCAGCCAATGACAGGCCCAACCGGCCTCATCTTTGCAATGCGTGCCTCTTATGCAAATAGCACACTTCGTGATCCGGGCGACACCAATGCTGGTGGCTTTGGTCCTGGTGCTGATCCAAACTCAGGTCCATCAAGCGGTAAGCCCCATGAAGCTCTATACTGGGAAGCCAACACGGCCTTCTCTGGTGCTGGAACTCAGACTGGCCAGGCTGCTAATGCTGCTAGTTCAACTACTGGTACTAGTATGTCCACATCTAGTGCAGAGACCCTAACTGGTGATGCATTTCCTCAGATGGGCTTCGTCATCGACAAGGTGTCTGTTACTGCTGGTTCCCGCGCACTCAAGGCTGAATACAGCATTGAGCTTGCACAAGACTTGAAGGCAATTCATGGTCTTGATGCAGAGACTGAGCTTGCGAACATTCTTTCGGCTGAAATTCTTTCAGAAATCAACCGTGAAGTTGTTCGTACTGTTGTTGTTACTGCGAAGCAAGGTGGCCAGCAAGGTCTTGCTACAGATGGGATCTTTAACCTTGACGTTGATGCAAATGGTCGTTGGAGTGTTGAGAAGTTCAAGGGCCTCATGTTCCAGATTGAACGTGAAGCAAACCAAATTGCTAAGGACACTCGTCGCGGCAAGGGGAACATCATTATTTGTTCCTCAGATGTTGCGTCTGCTCTCAGCATGACTGGTTCGCTTGATCATGCTCCAGCACTCAAGGACAACTTGAACGTTGATGATACTGGCAATACCTTTGCTGGTGTTCTAAACGGCAAGTATAAGGTCTATATTGACCCCTATCACAATGGTGGTTCGGTAGACACAACCTTAGGTCACGTTGACTATGCTGTTGTTGGTTATCGTGGGTCTTCGGCCTATGATGCTGGTCTGTTCTATTGCCCATATGTTCCGCTCCAGATGGTGCGTGCAGTTGGCGAGAACGACTTCCAGCCAAAGATCGGATTCAAGACTCGGTACGGCCTTGTCAACAATCCTTTCGCAACCACGAACGGCCTAGGTGTAATTGACACCTCGGGCCCCGTCACGGCGGCCGATCAGAATGTTTACTATCGTAGACTTTTGATCACAAACCTACTCTAATACAGTAAGTTTGTCGCAATAAAAAAAGGGCATCCTCTTCGGGGGGTGCCCTTTTTTAGGTTTGTGTTATAAATATAGATATAAGGAGATATTATGCCAGAGCCGACTAATAAAAATTTTCTATCCCCCGTTGGATTTAGATTTTCAATCGAACGCTTACCTCATGTCAATTGGTTTGCTCAATCCACAAATTTACCTGGAGTCACTTTAGGTAGAATTGATATGCCGACCCCTTTTGTCGATGTAAATGTTCCAGGAGATAAGTTAGATTTTGAAGATCTAAACATTAGATTTAAAGTAGACGAAGACTTGAAAAATTGGGAAGAAATTCAAAAGTGGATTTTTGGTTTAGGTTTTCCTGAAAGCTTCGATCAGTATGACAATTTGATTGATTCTGCCCGACCGGGTCAAGATGCAAGATATTCTGATGCCACAATGCATATCTTAAATAGCAACATGAATCTAAATTATGAGGTACACTTTAGAGATTTATATCCAACCTCTGTATCATCTTTACAGTTTGATTCTACCGTTAGTGATATTGATTATGTTACTGCGGATGCTACCTTTCGTTATCTTTTATATGAATATAAAAAGGTATGATTCGTTTTCCCCTTGACAAAGTGTGATTTCGTGCTATAATAAGTATAATTATATCATTGGAGCGGTGCAATATGAAGATGGAAGAAATTGAAGAGGCATGGTCTAACGATTGTGGTATGGATGATACTGAACTAGATATGGAATCTATTAAGATTCCTCAGTTGCACAATAAGTATCTTAAAATCTATAACCGTGAAAATATTCTGCTTCGCAAAATGAAATACTCCCATAAACAATTGGAGCGAGATAAGTTTGAATACTATTCGGGTAAAATGGATCAATCTGAGTTGGAAGATCGCGACTGGAAACAATTTGACCATCGCCTTCTAAAGCAAGATGTTCCTAGGTATATGGAAAGTGATGTTGATTTGATCAACGTTTTAATTAAGCTCGATCAACAACAAAGTAAAGTTGATTATCTTAAAGCTATTATATCATCAATCAATAACCGAAGCTTTAACATCAATAATGCTATTAAGTGGCGCCAATTTATAAACGGAATAGGTCAACTGTAAAACATCTACATTATATGTAGTATAACGCAAGCAGTAGAAAGTTATCCAATTGAGCAGCGAGCTATTATCGTCGCACAATCTTAGAGAGACTTTAATTATATCACAAGAAAGTTCCGCATATATTACTCTTGATGCTGAACCCCATATAATTAAAGAAATGTCGGAACATTTTACTTTTTATGTTCCTGGCTATAAATTTATGCCTGCATATAGAAATCGCACTTGGGACGGAAAAATACGATTACTTGATACTCGAAAGAGAAGAATATATGCAGGGCTATTAAAATATATCGAAAAATTTTGTGAAGAGCGAGAATATAATGTTGTTATAGATCACACCACAATAAAGGGTGATGTTGAGTTTTCGTTAAAGGAAGCACAAGATTTTATTAACACGTTGAAGCTTCCGTTTTCAGTAGCAGAATGGCAACTTAAAGCCTTTGTTCATGCAGTTCGTAAAAAAAGATGCTTGCTTCTTTCTCCCACCGCATCTGGAAAATCTTTGATCATTTATCTTCTCATGAGATTTTATGAGAATAAGAAAAAGCTGATCATTGTTCCAACGACATCTCTTGTTGCACAAATGTATCATGATTTCGGTCATTATGGTGAACCAGAAGGATGGAAATCAGAAAATCATGTCCATCAAATTATGGCAGGTCGAGAAAAGGAAACTGACAAGAACATTGTGGTTTCAACTTGGCAATCATTATTTCGTATGCCAAAAGAATATTTTGATCAATATGATGTTGTTATTGGTGATGAGTGTCATTTGTTTAAGTCAAAATCCTTGACCACAATTATGACCAATATGACCAATGCCGAATATAGAATTGGAACGACAGGAACTTTAGATGATACGCAGACACACCAATTGGTTTTAGAGGGACTATTTGGTCTAGTAAAGGCTGTCACTACAACAAAAGACCTGATAGACAAACAATTTTTATCTGCATTTGAGATTAAGGCTATAACACTATCTTATCCAGAAGAAATCCGAAAAGAACTTAGTAAAGGTAAATATCAAGATGAGGTTGATTTTCTTGTAACAGATACTAAAAGAAACAATTTCATTCGTAATTTAACCCTAAGCCTGAAGGGAAATACTCTGGTTCTTTTTCAATATGTAGAAAAGCATGGTAAGCCTCTTTTTGAAATAATTAAAGAACAGGCTGATCCTTCTAGAAAACTATTCTTCGTCTATGGTGGAACAGATGTGGAACAAAGAGAAAAGGTCCGAGCTATTGTAGAATCTGAAAAAGATGCTATAATAGTAGCATCAAATGGGGTTTATTCTACCGGAGTGAATATTAAGAATTTACATAATATCATATTCACCCATCCTGGTAAGTCTAAAATACGAACCCTTCAGAGTATTGGTAGAGGATTAAGAAAAGGTGAAAATAAGATAGCTGCGGTATTATATGACATCGTGGATGATCTTTCATATAAAAAGCGTGCCAATTTCTCTGTTCGCCATTTTTCAGAAAGATTCAAATATTACAAGGCAGAAAAATTTTCTGTTAAAATTTATAAAGTAGATTTACTATATAAATAGAAAGAGAAGTGTAAACTATGGAAAACACAACAGTCTCTTACAAATACCTGAAGTTGATTACTGGAGATGAACTAGTATCTGCGGTTCATGTTTCCGATGATAATCCTTCCACCCTTATGTTGGAGAGACCTTTAAGATTGATATTCATGCCTGATCATGCTTCTGGATCTTTATCCAGTTTTTATATTTCCTTAGGACCGTGGATACCCTGTTCAGATGATATTCACTTTACCATCAAGAAGGATAATGTGTTGGTTATGTCTAATGTCAGTCCAGAGATGATTCGGCAATATAAGATCTCTAATAAGGATATTGGCGGTAAAATTGTAAGCCCTGAAGAATCTAAAAAAATGATTGATAAGGAAATGCTTGAGGCTGATGAAAGGATTGTAAATTTGTTAGATGGTTTATCTCAACTAGAAGCGTTGTCTGATCTGGAAGACTATGATACCTCTACAGGAAAAACTTCATTCCCTCCAAGAAAAAAGGGCAAAAAACTTTTAAATTGACACTATATAATGGTGCTATATTGATTAGGATAAAATAATACAATGGAAAAAACAAAATCTAATACTAAAGCTAAAGCCAATCATTATGTTGATAATACATTGTTTTTAGATGAAATGTTAAAGTTTAGAAATTCAGTTATTGAATCTAAGCTCAACAATACCGAAAGGCCTCAGGTTCCTAATTATGTTGGAGAATGCTTTCTGAAGATTGCAGAACATCTTTCATATAAACCCAATTTCATCAACTATACCTTCAGAGAAGAAATGATTTCAGATGGAATTGAAAATTGTTTACAGTATATTGATAACTTCGATCCCGAGAAATCTAGAAATCCCTTTGCATATTTTACTCAAATAATTTACTTTGCATTTTTGCGAAGGATCCAAAAAGAAAAGAAACAGCTTTATGTGAAGTATAAATCATTAGAAAGGTCTGGAATGATGGAAGGTATTATGGCTCAACAGGCGCCCGGCGGAGGAGATGAATTTCGTTTAGGTAAATATAACGACAGCATTTATTCCAATCTCTATGATTTTATCGAGGAGTTTGAAGCTAAAGCGACGGCCAATAAGAAAAAGGCGGCCGCAAAAAAGAAGCCAAAGGCATAGTTGATATAATAAACATAATGGAAGGAGCATCTTACGATGGCTAAGATTGTTCTATTGACGGATACGCATTTTGGCGCCAGAAATGATTCTGCTATATTCAGAGAGTATTTTTTCAAGTTCTATAATGAATTGTTCTTCCCCTTTCTTGAAGACAATAACATTAAAACTGTTGTACATTTAGGTGATATTGTAGATCGCCGAAAGTATATTAACTTCAATACCCTAAAATCATTTCGCGATGATTTTGTATTTCGATTAGGTAGGATGGGAATTGACACCCATATTATTATAGGCAACCATGACTGCCACTATAAGAATACCAATCGTATTAATTCAATGGATACTTTATTTAGCACATTAGACGGTAAATATGAACCTTGGATATATTCATCGCCTACTGAAGTTAATATCGACGGTTTGAATATTCTTATGGTTCCTTGGATTAATTCTGAAAATTATGACGAATCTGTTGATCTCATAAAAACCAGTGCGGCTCCTGTTCTTATGGGGCATCTTGAGATTAAAGGGTTTTTAATGGACCAAAAGATGAGAAACCCTATAGGTTTGAACGCATCATTGTTCGATAGATTTGACATGGTTATGTCTGGTCATTTTCATCATAAGTCTGATAATGGAACAATCTTTTATCTTGGTAATCCATATGAAATGACATGGATTGATTATAATGATAAACGAGGATTTCATACCTTTGATACTGAAACTAGAGAACTAGAGTTCATTCAAAATCCTTATCGAATGTTTCATAAGATTTATTATGATGATACCGATAAGACATTTGAAGAGGTTACGATACAAGAATTCGAGAAATATAAGAACACGAACGTTAAAGTTGTGGTTCAAAATAAAACGAACCCTTATTGGTTTGATATTATGTTGGATGGTCTGTATAAAGTGGGGCCGAATGATGTGAAAATTGTAGAAGACTATAGTGAAGTTATTTTAGAGGATGAGATGGGTGTTGATCAAGCCGAAGATACTATGAGTATTTTAAACACATACATTGATTCTTTAAACTCTAATACAGATAAGACTAAGTTGAAAAGTTTGTTTAAAGAGTTGTACCAAGAAGCTAATACCCTTGGAACTGAATAAGGATTAATATGGCATTGGAATTTCAGAAGGTTCGTTGGAAAAATTTCCTTTCTTCGGGAAATAATTTTATTGAGATTGAACTAAACAAATCAACCAGAACACTTATTATAGGAAAAAATGGTTCAGGAAAAAGCACACTTCTTGATGCCATTACCTTTGGTTTGTTTGGAAAGCCGTTTCGCAAGATTAGTAAACCCACGCTGATCAATAGTATTAACGATGGATCGTGTTGCGTTGAAATTGAGTTTTGTATTGGGAATAAACGGTATCATGTGGAGCGAGGAATTAAACCCAATTTATTTAATATAACAATAAATGGAACTACACTCGACCAGGCGTCTAGTGTAAAAGATGCACAGGAATATTTTGAAGAACAAATTTTACACCTCAATTATAAGTCGTTTACCCAGGCTGTTATTTTGGGAAGCGCAACATTTCTTCCTTTTATGCAATTAACAGCAGCCCATAGAAGAGAAGTGATTGAAGACTTGTTGGATATTAGAATATTTTCAGGAATGAATTCTATTCTGAAAGAACGCATTAGTGAGGTTAAGTCTAAAATTTCTGATAATACACACAACATAGAACTAACTGAAGAAAAAATAGAAATTCATAATAATCATCTTAAAAAATTACAGACGAACCACCAGGCAAAATTAGAAAAAAATAGAGAAGAGATAAAAGAGTCCCATGAAACTATCGTGGCACATAAATCTGAAATAACAACTCTTTCCAATCAAGTGCAAAATTTAAATGTCACAATTACAGATCAAGATAAATTACAAAAATCTAAAAAATCTATAGAGGGGCTGTTGTTTAAAATACAAACAAATGAGTCTAAGATAAAAAAGGAAATTGATTTTTATACGGACCACGATGACTGCCCGACTTGTGAACAAAAAATTGATGCAGGATTTAAATCAAAGACTATTGAAAATAAGTCTCTTAAATTAAATGAATTAGAACAAGCATTGCTTGATCTTGAGGAAAAGGTTAAAGGAGTAGACAAGAGACTGTCAGAAATTTCTGGTGTGAAAGATCAAATTAACGAATTGCAAAATTCGATCAATGTGGAAAATAATTCGATTTCTGCTTTGACGCAGTATGTCAAAAAAATACAAGAGGAAAATGAAACCTTACAGGAAACAAAAGGTGATCTTAATAAGGAAAAAGAAACCATAAAAACATTGTTGTCCGAAACAAAAGAATTGGAAAAATCACAAGAGGCACTATCGAATACAAAATCATTATATCAAACGGCTGGTGATCTATTAAAAGATTCAGGAATAAAAACATTAATCATAAAGCAATATATTCCTATCATTAATAAACTAATCAACCAACACTTGGCTGATATGGATTTTTTCGTTCACTTTACTCTAGACGAAAACTTTCAAGAGACAATTAAAAGTAGGCATAGGGATCAGTTTTCGTATTATAATTTTAGTGAAGGTGAGAAGAAGAGAATTGATCTTGCCCTTCTGTTTACCTGGAGGTCTGTGGCACGACTTAAAAATTCAATCAACACTAATCTTTTGATTTTGGATGAAGTTTTTGATAGTTCATTAGACATGGATGGTACTGAAGAGTTTATGAAAATTTTATATTCATTAGGTGAAGGACAAAACGTGTTTGTAATTTCCCATAAAACAGACATGCTGCATGATAAATTTGACGCATCGATTAAGTTTGAAAAAGTAAGAGGTTTTAGTCAGGTGGCTGCATGATGGAAGAAAAAAAACCATGGATGAAAGGTTATGAGTTAGAATACCTTAAAGAAATAGAAACATTTTATTCGTATTATAATACATATGCCATGTCTCCTTTTAATTCATTCAAAAAGAATAATGTAGCAGAAGGATTGCACGACAAATCATTATACTTTGATGGAGATGTTGCATTTACTAGTAAAATTTCAAAAGCTGCTTCTCCTATTAATATGTACCGTGGTGTAGTTATTGGGAACAAACAAAAGGGCGACTGTACTATAAAAAACTTAGCATGGAAAGAGGGCTGTCAATCAAAAGCCCTTGCAATTTTAAAAGAACATGAGATTGATAAACCATGTTGGCTTTATGTTTGGGGGGAGGATGCGAATTCAAAAGAAGTTGCTTTGAAGGCAGGATTCTCTTGGGTTGGAACAAAAATTACAACCTTTGCTGAATTATATGGAATTTATTTCAGACCATCATTAACAGATAATGCGTTGTTTGATGTTCCAAGAATACATCCAGACAGGTTGCCTGAAGAGGATTTTTCTTTAGAAAAACTTTCGTTAGATGATGTGACTCCTTTGATTGAATTTTTATCAGAGCAAATTCAAAATTTGGACTTAGATTTCACGAATCATTATTCAAACTATAATAAAAATGGTGCATGGTCGGCACTATCGCTTCGTGGTTATACTCCTGATCCTGAATTTATTACCAAACCTATTGAGATGAATAAAAAGTGGAAAGAAGAACACGCAGACAAAATATTTGAAATGCAGGACACAATACTTAGAATGAATCTGGCTTCAGTCGAACTTATACTAGATTTGATTCCAAGCACATTTCATCGAATTAGAATTATGCGACTTGCTCCTGGAGGAGGGGAACTTGAAAGACATACTGATCAAGTTGATCCCGATTCTGGTATTCAAGACGGAAAAATTATGCGATTGCACTTTCCAATTATCACCAATGACTCTGTTGTATTTACCACATGGAATGTTGATGGTACTAAAAAAAATGTACATATGAAGGTGGGGGAATGTTGGTATATTGATACTCGCAAGCCTCACCAGGCCATAAATACTGGAAAAACAGATCGACTTCATTTGGTTGTTGATGTTGATGCAAATGATGATGTGAGAGGATTATTATGTTAGATGGTAATGACGCAGAATACTACCTTCAAATTGTGAAAGATTGGATTGATCCAAATCCTGAGCCAGTTCTTAAAATGCACGAAGATTATATCGTGCTTCGAGATGACCTTTTAGGTGCCGGGACCAAAGTTCGAGGTGTAGATTATCTAATCGGACATATGCCAGAGTTTAAAGAAACCAAAGAGTGGGTTTTTGGTAGTTGTCCTGCCACAGGATATGCACAAATTAGTCTACCTGTGGTATGTGGCAAGTATGATAAGAAGGCTGTGCTGTTCATGGCAGAGCGAAAGCGAGAAAACCTTCATGGCTATCAGATTAAAGGATTGTCGTTGGGGGCAGACTATCGTTGGGTCCCTAATGGAATGTTAAATGTGACACAGAAACGCGCCAAAGATTATGTAGCAGAGAATCCAACAGAACGTGCAGTTTTGCCTTTAGGCTTAGAGCATCCATCGGTGATTGGTTCTTTCATTAAAGTTGCCCGAGCGTTGCCTATTGAACCTAAAGAAGTTTGGACTGTAGGATCTAGCGGAACGCTTAATCGTTCTCTTCAATTGGCTTGGCCTGATGCAGAAATTCATGTGGTATCTGTTGGACATAATATGAAGGAACGTGAGGTTGGACGTGCTATATATCATAGAAGTGAATTAAAATTTGACAAACCTGTCAAGCCAGAAGACGCGCCTCCCTTTCCATCAGCGCCCACTTATGACGCCAAGGCATGGAAATTTATACGAGAACACGCATCTTCAGGAGCATTGTTTTGGAATGTAGGAGCGTAATGTGAGAAAAGAACAAACAAGAAGACAAGCATTGAAAGAAACAGTTGTAACTCGTTTTGTTGGATTTACAGCCGCCCTTATAACGGCCGAACTATTTGTTTATGAGATGTTTGGAGTCACA